CAGCCGAGCCTATGCGTGGTCATCAGCCATTGACGGGAGCGACAAGCGCAGGTTCTTCGCGGTGCTTCAGATTGGAGCCATTAAGACGCCGTTGGATGCGGTGCGGGCTGCGATCGTGGCGGAGCATCGGGGGATGTCATCTGATGGTCGTTAGCACCGTGGCGTTGGACCGACAGGAAGATGTCGATTATCCGCATCGCGGCATCGTACGAGGCGGTCTTAGCCAGGATTTCTATTCCAGACGCGGATCGTTCGGAATCGTATTCATAAATGAAATAGCCGGAGTCATCGCCGAGGTTATATGCGGCATTATCTTCAAAGGCATCAACCGAGATCGGTGCGATGCAGACCTCCCTACCATCTGGCAGTTTTGTCGAGAAAAGGAACTCACGCATGCGATCCTCCAACGCTAGGTGGCGTGTTAACCGCCATCCCCGGTTTACCGCGCTTGAACTGGCTGAGTATATGGTGGCCGACGGCGGGGAACGCTTGCTCGTAGCTCTTAAATCCGCGAGCTTTGGCCCAGTTCATTTTTGTCATGGTTCGGCGCTGTCCTTTAGAGCTTCGATCGCGCAGCGGGCGAGGGCTTTCGAGAAGGCCATCGCCTCGATCGGGTTCAGGTATTGGAGCGCTTCGTAGGGGGGTAGATCGCTGGTAAACGTATTATAGCCGGCGACTTCCACCCATATCTGGACCCGGCCGTTTTCATGATAGATGCGAATATCGCGCATCTTTTCGTTTTCGATGCCAGCGTAGCCGATCCCGCAGTCGTTGATTGGCCGGGTGCGTTTGGTCATGAGGTATGTCCTTCTTGGAAGGTTACGCCGCAAAGGGCGCGCAGCTAGCGCGCGAGCCGTTTTATGATTGCCTGCTTGGACTGATTGTCCTCCCAGGCCGCGAGTAGGGCGTCGACCCAGAGCGGGAACGGGCCGCCTGAGGCGCCCCAGTGGTAGACGGAATCCCGCACCACACCGGTTCGCCAAGCGAAATCGGTCTGTGACAGGCCAAGCTGTCGAAGGCGCGCGATAAAGTCGTCTCTGGTCACGGACGGTCTCCTGGTCTGCGGTGGGTTTACGAGCCATCCATATGTCGCGTCAACATATTATATGGCATTATGCGTGGAATATATGGTGACAACGCAGATTATACGGTTTATACAGACCATACGCTCGCAGGAGCGATCACCAGGAGGATATTATGAGTAAGGATTCACCGGACTGGGACTTTCCGAATGTGCTGGCGGAGGCGCAGGACAGCATTTTGACGGCGATCGAGCTTCTGACGGTTTCTAATATTTCGGAGGCCCTGGCGGTCTTGCGCGGCGCGCTCACCGACATTGGCAATGCGCTGGACGGTTTGCTCGAACCGGAGAATGAGCCATGAGCGCTTCCCTTCAAGTTGACCCGCTGCTCGAGCGCCTGAATGCGCTCACCACAGCGACACCTACCGCGGGTGAGCTGCGTGTTCGCGCCGAATTCTGGGCTATCTACGCCGACGGGCTGTCGTCCCAGCAGGCGTCGGAGCTGGTAGCGGCCAACATCGCGGACTTGCTGCAGCTGGCCGACCGCATGGATTCCCCGGCGCCGGTTGTTCAGCTGGTTTCCGTCGCGAAGCCCAAAGCAAAGGCGAAAGCCATAACCGCTTCGCTTACCGCGCCAGCGTTCTGGTCACTGCACTCGGCGGCATGTGCCGCGATCTCCCGGGTGCACGGCGAGGCCTGGCGCGGCAACGCGCCGGAGGAGTCGATCAACGTCACATTGCCGGCCAAGCTATGCGGGCATACCACGGCGCGCGGCACTCGGCTGAAATGGAACCGTGACCACAGGATGCCAGCGGCGAAGTGGTGGCCGGATGGTCAGCTTCCGGCCGGCGTCACTGCAACGCCGGTCGCCCCCCGCTATGATGGGCCGATGGGCGATGATTATCCGTCTTTCGTTATGATCCGAGAGGCCGTTTCTGAGCAATTGATGGATAACAGGATAGCGAAAGGCCGCACGGCCGTCTGGACGTACTGGAAAGCACAACACGGATTCTCGCTGCTTTATAATCGAAGGGAACCAAACAGAACGGACCGACTCCACGGCCTCGCCCTTGCCGCTAACTGTAGGCGCGCGTTCGCGACGGAGATGGACAGGCTACGCAGGGCAGCAACTTAGGAGGCTAAAAGAAGTTACTGACGACTCCGCGTTGGCCGTGATCAGGAATTGACGAAAGGGGCGCGAGAGACAGGGGGGGCCCAAGCGGAGGGCTCGGCGGGCTCGCGCACGGCGCCAGAAGGTAAGAGTCCGGCTGCTTGTTTCGCGCCGATGATCGCAGCGCGTACGTCGTCCTCGACGCCCAACCGCTGCGCGAGCCTGCCGATCGCCCAAAGAGCACCCGTACGCTCTTGTGGGCTGACCTCGCGAGAGGCGCTGACTTCAAGATACTCGGCTACCAGGTCAACCGTGATGGTATCCCGTTTGATCACGCGCAGTTCCTGCGGGCCGTGGTCCATTTCATCGCCCTCCGACATCTCGAATTCCTGGGTGCTGCCTTCCGCGGCGCGCGCCAACGGCTTTGGAACGCTCTCGACCGCCCGAGCGACAGCGCGCACGTACTCGAGATAGCGTTCCTCGATCCCGAGCTTGAGGTTTCTAAACCGGGTGTAATCGGTGATCGACCATCTGAGCCGGTGTGCCATTTCCGGGTGCGACCAGCCGATGGTGTCGCGCAATCGCATCATCTCGTCGCGTATTTCGACGGAGACCGCTGCGTTCAGGTTGATTGACATATAAGGCCCTTTCTGGCGGCTCGTTCACGCACGCGGCCAGTATAATACGTCCACGCGTTCAGAGTGCGAGGCTTCGCGCTGAAAAGAATCGCCTCGATGATTGTTTCGGGGTCTATGCCCTCACGGAGCCATTCGACGATGGGTCCGAGATCCCCTCGCCAGTCGCGGGAGAGGCCAGCTGCCCTCCATGCGTCCACGATGGCGCCTGCGACATCGTAGCCGTTAATGCATGGAACGGTCTGGCCGTTGGCCATCTTGCCAGACTGAGTGTCCGGCAGTCGCCTGACAAAGGCCTCTATACCCTCAAAGTCCGTGGGAACCGACCGTTGTTTCTCGGAGGCCGCGGCACCGCCGAACCTGAGACTGTTTCGGCACCACGTTCGCCATGCCGCGGCCCAATCGGCCATGAGATTTCCATGCATTCGATGATAGTCGGAAAAGGCCTCAAGCTCTGCCTCAACATCGAGCCCGCGTTCCAGGGCATAAAGGTTCCCCGGTAACCCCGGTTCCCAATTATCGGGCAATTGAGCACGGGTCGCCGCCCGTTTTGGGGACCTCATTTCCCGGCGCCCCCCTTTGATGCGCCGTACCAGTCCGCCAATTGGAAAGGCGCCAACCCCAGAGATGACCGCTTTCTGTTCACGGGTATGAGGTCCTTGCCGTCCCATCCGATTCCCCGCTCCCCTGCCCATTTCGCTATAAAGCTGCGATCAGCGACGATGGGAACATGGCGCGGATGGGCGAAACGGTCTGCCACCTTGACGCCTCGTAACGCGGAGCTGAAATACTGTGACACCGGAGCCGAAGCAGGCTCGGCGCCAGTGAGAAACGCTGTTGCCTTGATTTGGTTGTCAGCAGGCTGCCCGTCTGGTCCGCACGGAAACTCGGGAGAAGTAACTAATTCGACTGGCATGGACAGCCGTGTTTCGTGCGGGGGAAGCGGTCGTTTCACCGTTTTAGCGAGCTTTTCGGGTGCGGCCAATCGACGCGCCAATCGCTTTTCATGCGTGGCCTTCTTACGCGCGGCCACCTCTTCCGGAGACCTCCTGTTATATTTTTGCTTGATGGGATTTGGCCGCGACGGAAGGCTCAGCCGGTGCGCCCGCCCTATGACGGCGTTTTTGCCATACCCAAGAAGGCGCCCGATCGCCGTCGTCGAATAAGCGCTTCTTCCGTCTGGCAAAAGGATGACCCAAAGTCGGCGCAGTTCCGCGGTCTTCTCATCCGGCCATCCGTCATGGTTCCCCCAGGTCATCTTGCCCTCCGCTGCTCCACTCCGAAAAGCTGGTTGTCGCCCCGTTGAATCTCATACGAAACACGCCGGTCGGTCCTTGTCGGCGCTTCGCGATCACGATTTCCGCGAGGTTTTTCGAGTCGTCCTGTTCCTGATGCCAGCGATTTTTGCGACGCTCGTACGCTTCGTCGCTCTCCCGCGCACCGCGAGCAGGCGGCGACGTATCCATCGTCTGGATCGGCCGGTGGACAAAAGCCAGCACATCGGCGGTTCCTTCGCCGGCCCATTTGATATCGGCTTGCGTCGGACGCTGGCCGGTCCGGCTGGACGCGCGACTGGCGTGGGTCAGTACGATCAGCGGTAAATGCGTTTCGACGGCCGTCCGTTGCAGCTGCCATACTGTTTGTTGCACGGTGGCGACGTCGTTTCCCGCAAACCGGCCGTCCGTTTGCTCGTCGCCCTTGACCAATAAATGGTCAACAATGCAGAGCCTTTCGGGAGTCTGCCGCAAATGTCTTCGGATCCGGGCGGGCAGGAGTTTGAGCCCGGTGCGCCGGCCGTCCCGGATACGGAGCGGCAAGTGCTGGCACTCCGCTAGCGCTATCCGTAGGCGAAGCGCTTTTTCCATGTCGAGGCGCCCAGAGAGAAGGTCTTCGACGCTGATGCCGGCCCGATACGCGGCGACGCGCGCGCCCAAAGCCTGTGGCCCCATTTCCAGAGACCAAAGGACGATGCCCGGCCTGTTTTCGGCCTGTTCTGGCGTGGCGCCGTCACGGACCGCGTCATCGAACCACTTCTTGGCGGCCGAGAAAGCGATCTGAACCGCGAGCGCGGTCTTGCCGGCCCCGGGAAGGCCGGCCAGGAGGATCAGATCCTCTGCCCAGAAACCGCCAAAAGCACGATCAACGGTTTGCATTCCGGAAAAAACAGCGGGCTCTATCTTACCTGAGTATATGGCCTGCGCGCGCGCTATGGCGCCGCTGACGGCCGCGCCGATGGAAACCATCCGATCCGAACCGCGTTGGTCCGTGCCCAGCTTGTCGAGCGCTCCGATCGCCAGCTCGATCTGCGCCTTCGCGTCGGTGCCCGGCGCGACCCCAAAGGCCCGGTTGACGATCGTCTCTCCGATGTCGATCAGGTTGCGCCGCATCCAACTATCGACGATAGCGGTGCCGTACTCACCGGCATTTATTATGCCGACCATGCTGGCCAGCAATGTGGCGAGATAAGGAAAGCCACCAGCGGGATCGAGAACGCCGCTGTTTTCGAGGGCGTGCTTCATGGAGACAGCGTCGGCGAGCCGTCCGTCCAGGATGCGCTCGGCCATCGCCTGATAAAGCTGCCCATGAACCGGGTCGGAAAAATGGTGCGGCAGCAGGAAGTCGGCGACGCGCTCATAAGCCCGATTGTTGGCGAGTATCGCGCCAAGCAGACTTTGCTCGGCCTGAATATTACTCGGCGGCAATCGCTGCGACAGCCCGAAAAGCGACGATCCGTCAGCCATCTGTTTCGTCCGTCAGAGGAAAATTTGCCGCCGGTATTTCAGCCGGAAGCCCCACGTCTCCGAGAGTGCAAAGGATGCTGTCGATGCTGTCCCGTGTCGCGGACACTATGGTATGAAGGTCCTGCAATTTTATCGCCCATCCCGTTGGGATTTCGACAGTATCCCACCGAGCACCACATTTGTTACACTTGCGGCGCCTGCGGACCCAGTCACCCATCGGACGACTATTAATCACGCCGCTATTTTCTGTTCCATGGCCGCACGGCGAGGGATGGCCGACGAACTCTCCTCGGCTCATGGCGTGGCCGCTGCCCAGCGGGCGAGGAGACAGGCCTCCGCGCGGCCGTCGTCCTTCACCCGGGCGAATTTGGATGCCGCCCCAGGCCAGGTTCGTTGCGCCATTTGCCGCGCGCCGCCTTTGTCCTTGGGAACGCCAGCGCGCCTTTTCCATGCAGCGGGATGGGCCTCCTCGTACCGGAGCGACAGTGCGGCCGCGATCCCTTCGATGATGCCCGCGCCGCGCGCGAAACTATTGGACGACGCCGCGCCCATCTTGATCTCACTGCCGTCGGCCGTGCGACGTGGCATCGCGACAACGGCTTCGGCGACGACCTTCGCGACCGGCCGCATCGCCATGAGAGCGGCCACACCGGTAGCACTGACCCGACGTCGCTTCTTGCCGTTCACGACAACTTCAATCATCGGCATGTCGGAAACCGCGATCAGGTGACCGTCTGCCGTCACCCACGCGAAAGCGCCCTGAGCTCCGATATCGATGCCCAGCGTAATCCGACTTTCCATCAAAGTCCCCGCCGAATAGGTGGTTCAGCTGCTCGGAAAAAGCGCCGATGAAGAGGAGGGCAGCATGGCCGGCGCGTCTTGTATCGCGACGGACGCGGCACCCTCATCGCGACCGTCGTGCCAGGCTACATATTCCTCCGACCCCGGCCGGGCCGAAAAGGGATTATCCGACGGTTGCCCACCATGACGCCCGGAGTTGAAGCCGTCCGAGTGCGCGCGGGCAACGGCCAGACCAGCGGAGACGGGAGCGGTTTTCGGGGGGGCCTCCTCCCGCAGCACGTCGTCCAGGCTTCCTTGCCCGTTCGGATCGAATGACACCCTGATGCCGAGCGACCGATGATATCCGACCAAGGCTTCCAGGTTAGCGGTCGCTTCCGCCTCGGAAAGCTTCGTGCTGGCGAACAAGGCCTTCATCGCCTTCCAGTCACCCCTGGAGTTCTCCACGACCTTTTTGAGGGTGGCCTGTTTCTGCCGGATCCTGGCGGCGGCAGTGTCGAGCTCCGTCATCTCGGTCAGCCACTCTTGCAGCTGATGCGGGGCCGGGCCGTTCAATGGGGCGCGGGGCGCGCTGGCTTGAGTCGCCTGCGCCGCGGTCTTTTTTCGGGCGACTCTCTGTGGCGCCGAGGAATTAACGGACGCTGCCGCCTTCTTCTTGTTTGTCGAACCCGCTGGTCGTCCCATGATCCTGCCTTTCCTGTGTGGCCAACACTTCGTCGGTCGTCATCCGGAGTACATCGGCGAGAGGACGTATAAAACGCACCGGGATGGACTGCGAGCCCGCCAACCAACGGCTGACGGACGCTTCGGTGGCGCCCACTTTGGCGGCGACTTCCCTCTGGTGGATACCGAGAAAGGCCACGCGAGCCCTAAGGTTCCTGTAATCCATGGCGGATGATAAGCACGAAAAAAATATCTCATCAAGACAGTTTTTGCGGTTGACGCAATTTATATTATATGTGGAATATGGGCGATGGCAACGCAAACCGAGCGATCCCCGCTGAACCCTGTGCCGGGCCATTATCTGGTCCGGTTGGTTCCAGGCGCGTGGCAGGTGCCTGCTTTGATCGAGGAAATCGAGAAATCCAGTGCCGAGAATCAATTTTCTCTCGCGTCCACAACCGTTTTCATTGTCACGATTGACGGCGGCTGCCCGGAAGGCTGGACGCGGGAGTGGATCGAGGAGGCGGTTTTTGACTGGCTCCGAGCGGAGAAAGCCTCCGACACCGCCCGGCTGCTCATGTTCGGCGAACTGACCGACGAAGCCACCTACAACCAGCGCCTCGCTTATAAGGAGTGGGCTCGGGAGAATTCGCCGGACCATCCATGCCTCCATTCGCGTAAGCCGATGGACCCCAGGTTATTGCCAGCGGAGGATTTTTGATGACGCGTAAACTCAAGGAAAAGGCGGAGCCCATCGAGGTCGCGGAGACCGCGCCACCACTTGGACACAACAATCCGCCCGCCGTCGCGCACGCCGGCCTTGGCCTCACGCCAGAGGAATGGGTCGAATGGATGCAGCATATCTTCGAGGCCGCAGCGGCTCGCAGGACGGAACTGATCGCCAGTGTTGAGCGGTTCAAGGACGGGTTTTCCCTCACCGCCAGCCCAATTCTCGGCGAACCGCCCATCGGTATCGAGAAATGGTCCGAGGACGTGCAAGGGCGTGCGGGCGACCTGCGGGCCAAACTTTCCGCACTGCTTAAGCAGGCCGACAATCTGCATGATCTGGAAAAGGCACCAATCCTCGCCGCCGGCCGGGCCATCACCGGGTTCAAGAATGCGTTCGTGGTGCCGATCGAAGCCGCGATTTCTCTGGTACGGGAGCGGCAGACCCTTTATGCGCGGTGGCTTGAGTCGCAGCGCCGCCGACAACGCGAAGAGGAAGCAGCTCGCGTTAAGGCCGACGCGGAGCGCGAAGCCGCTGCGGCGATGCGTACCCTTGATCCCGAGGCTCTGGAGAAGGCGTCGGCCCTCTCCATGGCCGCTGAAGACGCGACGAAAGCGGCCGCGGCGCCATCGGCTGAAATGTCGCGTGTGCATGGCGCCCTCGGCAGCGTCACAAGCCTGCGGACCACCTATAAATTTTACCCGGACCGAAGCGACCTGATGGCGCTAGTCAAGGCCGTGGCCGCGGGCGAAGCGCCGATCGGTTACGTCCAGTTCAATGAAGTGCGGATTGGCTTCGCGGTCCGCTCCGAAAAGGTGCGGGAAATCCCGGGATGCGTGATTGAACCCGACATGAAGGTGTAACAATATGAAGATGTTCGCGGTTTGCATTGGTAAACAGACCTATGCGATTGAAGCCGAAGACGTAGCCGATCTCCTGAGGATAGCGGACAGGATGAGAAAGCTTCGGCGTGATTGGCACGAGAAGCTTTGGAAGTTTCACGTCGATGATGAACCGCTGGTGACGTGGGTTGAGATGGTGAATGTTGAGGTAAAGCCGACCGAAGAGGCAATAGCGCAGGCGCCTTGAAGTCGCAAGGGATAAAGATTGATGAAAAGACCTGGAGAAAAATTGGCGCTCGCCCTCGTCACCGCAGGATTGTTCCTCTTCGATGTCTCTCTTGGTTTTTTGATTAACCCAGCGATCGGGCTTGCGTTCGGTGGTCTCGAAATTCTTGCTCTGGGGTTATTTATCAGTAAAATGGCAAGGGATTATTGGGAATGAAGGTACTTATATTCGACACGGAAACGACCGGTTTGCCGCTCTGGTCCAAGCCCTCGGACCATCCTGATCAGCCTCATATCGTTCAGTTCGTCGGCGTCAGGTTCGACAGCGAGACGGACGAAGAACTGGAATATTTCGAGATGATCGCGAAGCCGGATGGGTGGGTCATTCCGGACGGCTCCTTTAAGATCCACGGCATCACCACTGATCGCGCTCTCGAAGAGGGCGTTCCGGAACGGCATGCGGTCGATGCTTTTCTGTCGATGGAGCACGCGGCGAATCTCGTCGCTGGCTTTAATGTTCCATTCGACCTGCGAATTATGCGGATCGCGATGTTTCGGGCCGGGATAAGCAAGGAGGCGTGCGACGAACACGCTCTCACGATGAGACCCAAGGTCTACGACGTGATGCCAAAATGCACACCCCTTTGTCATTTGCCGCCGACCGACAGAATGATGGCCGCCGGGCGCAAGACATTCAAACCGCCGACGCTCTCGGAGGCCGTCAGCATCATTCTTGGCGAAAAAATGGACGGCGCGCATGACGCCAGGGCAGACGTCGAGGCCACGCGGCGCCTTTGGCACAGGATTAACAAGGAACAAGCCGCATGAGCGATACACCCCCGCAGCGTCTTTCCGCCCCCCCAGAAAAGCGCGACCATCGGCCAATTCGGGAAGTCGAACGGCTCGGCGATCTCCTCACCAACGAAGAATTCAAACGCAAACTCGCGGCGGCGGTTCCCGGCACGATTTCCGTTTCGCGCGTGTTGAGTACGCTGGCCGGTTCAATCCGAAAAAGCCCGGACCTCATGCGATGCAATGTCCTCGACGTCGCCGGCAAGATCCTGATGGTCGCCAACACCGGTCTCGAACTCGATAGCGCGCTGCAACAGGCTCATCTGATCCCTTACAGGGAAAATCGCTGGAACCCCGCCACCAGACGGCGGGAGCCGGTTTTCGTCGCCCAGGTTGTCTTCGGCTATCGAGGGCTTCTGGATCTGTCCTACCGGTCCGGCCAGGTCGGCGCGATACGGGCCGAAGTCGTCTGGCACGACGAAGTGACGGCCGGCATGTTCGCGCACGAATATGGCACCAGCCAGTTCCTGAAGCACGTCAAGCTCGGTCGTGATCACAAGACCGATGCGATTTCGCAGGCGAACGGAACCGCTGAATTTCCGGCATGGGCCTACGCCTATGCCCAATTGACGGAAGGTCGAGGAACCGCTTTCGAAGTGCTGCCCTGGGCGGCTGTCAGGAAGATCCGGGACAACTCGCCAGCTTACCGGTCGGCCCTCTATTTCATGGAAGAGGCCAAGAAGGAGGGAAAGAACATCCCGGCCGGGTGGATGAAAGCGCCTTGGGTTGAGCACGTCGCCGCCATGGCGAACAAGACGGCGTTCCGACAGCTTTCGAACTGGCTTCCCCGTTCCGTTGAATTCGCGGCGGCGCTGGCGCTGGATGAAGCATCGGACAGCCACACCCTGGATCTCGGTCCGATCGTTGACCTTGATACGAGTGCTTACGCGGAAGCCGCGGTTGACGCCGCCGAGGCGAGCGGTGATTCCGGCGCGACCTTTGGCGTCCGGGCCCCCGACGAGGACGCGGGTCGCCCTGCCGGCGAGGCATCCTCGCCTGGCCAGACGCCGCCCGTCGTCACCCGGCCCCCCGCGTCACAAACGGCGCAACGGAAAGCCCCCGCGAAGAAAGCCGCCGCCCCAGTCCAGAATGAGCCACCGGAAGATCGCTGGCCGCCTGAGACCGAACCGTGGTCCTCCAACCAATCCGAACCGGTCGCCGCCGCGGCCAAACCAGCGCCAGACGAAACGCGCGAGCCGCCCCCAACCCAGCCCGCGTCCGTCGTCGCCGCGCCCGCGCCGGAGGGAAGTGCCACACCCTCCGGCGCGGACTTCGAAGCATTCGTGCTCGATGAGAACGGCGATCCGCTGTTCGACGAGCCAGAGACAGACCCGGTGACGTTCGCGGCCAAACTTTCCGCGCGCCACGAGAAGTCCATGGCTGACGAAACGCTGCTCCAGCAGAATGCCGACGGCATCCAGGATGCGCGAGCCGCCAGTCCGCGCGCTGCGGCCATGCTCGACCTGCTGACACTTCCGGAGTCACCAGACGAGACGGCAAATGCGGCGGAGCTTGGCATTATCGTCGTTCCGCTTCAGTTCGATCGAGGGAAGCCGCTGGTCAAGCCTTACCTGGATGCTTTCAAGGCCGAAGCGCTTACACTCATGGAGAGCACGTTTCTTGATTTTATCGAGCTGAACCGCGGTGAAATGGCGAAGGCACCGGTTTCGACGGCGAGCCTATGTCTCAAAGCCCTTGTTGAGCGGTCGCGCGCGATTGGTGTGCCTGTCCCCCCAGATCTTGGTCCAAGTTTGCTGCAAAGGCCCCAGCCCGCGAAGGAACCAATTACCACGCAAACTACGGAAGACCCTGACTGGTCCGCGGCCAGAAACCGGATCGCCGAAATGAAAGCGTGCGCGTCAAAGCATGACCTTGAAGCGATGGCGCGTGGCATCGTGATGAAGGGTTTCGGCGATCGGCTGAAACGCGAGGGAAAAGCGGAGATCATCGCCCAGCTCGAAGACGCGTACTCCGCGAAGTTGGCGACGTTCGGATAAGGGGACGAAGGATTGACCGGCCGCGGCTGCCGATCAGTCAGCTCCCTTTGGAAACACCTCTGGCCAGAGGCACGCCGCGCGGGGTCTCCTCGCCGGAGATGGTGCCAACCTATTTCGCGCCGAACAGCGCAGCAAGCTTTGTACCGATCGGGCTACCAAGACCCGTGCATGCGTCCGGTCCTGGCCGTGCCCGGTAGGAGCCATTATCGCCCACCGTAATGTCATTGAACGCCATGTGGTTGAGCCACAACTTCGGCGTGATCCAGCCAAGCTTCTTTCCGAAAGCCGCGAACAGGCCGGCATAGAGCGGCGCCACGGCGCTGGTGCCCCCGACGGTCTGCCACCTACCGTTGACGACGATGTTGTAGCCGGTGTCCGGATCCGCGTTCGCGGCGACGTCCGGCACCATGCGCCCCGGCCCGTTCGGGCTGCCCGCCTGCCACGTTGCGAGAGGACGAAACACGGTCGAGAAACCGCCTCCGGTCCCCTCGCCATCCGCATTGCCGGGATTGTTGTTCCACACCCTCTCGCGCGCCTGCGGTGTGGCGAACGAGCCATGCAGCAACCGTGTTCCGCCGCACCCGATCACGTGTGGACATGATGCGGGCGCGTCGACGTTTGCTGGCGTGGGACCGCCGTCAGAGGAGTCATTGTCGCCGGCCGCGGCGAAGATAGTCATGCCGCTGGTCATCGTCGCGGAGATAGCGATGGCCTCCATTTCTCGGACACCCGCCAGGCCCCATTCCATTTCGTCCGAACCCCATGAAATCGAGCAAACGTCGCAACCGTCCTTCGCCGCCTGAGCAACAGCGTGAGCGATATCCTTGGCCCAATAGATCGTGATATCGGCTGGCTTTCCGGTAGCGACGCTGTAAGCCGCCGCGGCCACCTGCACGTCGAGCGCGACCTCGCCCGAGGCATCGTCCTCCATTGTGGTCTGCGCCGCGCCGTCGAGGTAGCCATGTTTCACCAACGGCTTCGGAACTGCGTTCCCATCGCAGAAAGTCGCGGTGTCGGACGGCAAATAGGCGCCGCCAAGCTCGACGATCGCGATCTTGCCGCCGCCCGCCAGTCCGATCGGCCAGCCATATGCGGCGCACAGCTCATGCACGCGCCAAGGTTCGAGGCCGGTGACGCGTGGCTTAGCGCCGGGGGACGGATATTTGATGTATGGATGCGCCGGCATTTTATGGACCTTCCTTCATGGCTTCTTCGAAGAGTGCGGCCTCTTTCTCTCGTCGCTCGCGTAAGCCGGCCACGCCGGGCCATAGCCGCTTCATCGCCCGAAGCGCGACCGGGATCGAGGCGAACTGCTTTTCTTTCATGAAGTCCGCGATCTCGCCCATTTCCTCATAACGGCCCGCAGCATCATCCTGATTATAACCTTCCGCGCCGCGGTTGTAGGTAAGGTCGACCAGCGCGCCGAAAGCGTCAGGCGGCAACAGATCGCAGTTCTCCAGCGCCATGAAGGTCATTTCGGCGTAGCGCGGTAACGTGCTCGACGTGAACACCGCGATGGCCGATGAGTACGGAATGACTACGTCCCGCAACTCAGGCAGGCGTGCGCGCGCATAGACCCCGGTGATTCCAGCGACGCGAGCCAACGCGTCGACCTGACCGATCGCAAGGTGGCTATACCAGTCAACTCCGACCTCTCTTCCCGTATGCTCGCCGAGGTCGTACCCAATTCCGATCGTGATCCCCGATCCGCCGCCGGGCCATGTCGGACGCTGGTAGCGCGACTTATAGAGGGCCTCCGAGCCGATTTCTTCGGCGAGGATCAGCGCAACGGCTTTTTCCCCCACGATCATGGCGCCGGCATCTCGACAGGCGCTCTGACAGCCTTCCGGATGGTTCGTGGAACGCCATCTTTAACACGCACCCACTCCGCGAACTTAATACCGCGCCGCCAAAGTTCATCGTTGATCGCCCGGTGACCCGGAAGCCCGGCAGCGTCGACCTCAGTCGTCATGAAGCCGCGAAAGACCGCGATACATTCGTCATCTTCCCATAATGCGGTGACCGTCGCGGAAGCGACGAATGGCGAGCGGGATTCCCAGTCTCCATCGTCCGCCAGGTGCAGGCGCAAAACGAAGGTCGACGGTTCGGTCGCCACCAGCTCCATGGAAGCTTTCACGAAACTATAACGCTTTTTTGACCGCCGCGCTCAGTGCCGTGCCGGTGGCATGCGCCATGACGAACGACGCCAGGATTTCCTCTCCCAACTCAACTGTCAGCGGCTGACCGAGGTTCGCGGTCACGGCAGCGCGGGCGTCCGTGATATCGGCGAGCAGGTTGTCGCCGGATTGGTCCGCGAGGCCTACGAAATCGGTGAGTATTTTCGTGAAGTTGGCTTTGTGGTTTTGCACGTTCGTTCTCCTTTCGATTGAACATCAGGCACGGGCAAAGGTGAACATCATTTCGCCAGGACGCAAGCGGTCACGACGCGTTTCTGGCAACGGAACCAGTCCGATGATCCACCAGATGACGCCGAAGATCAGACAAAGAATTATAAGGTTGAACAACAAACCGATCATCGCGATTTCACCTTTCACGGTGCCGTGTGCGCACCTTTGATCAGCGTGGCGATCCGCGCTTCCATTTGCGCGAGGTCATCCTTGACCTCCTGTCTCGTTGGAAGCTTTCCCATGTTTTCCAGCATACGTGTATGGGCCGCTAGTGTCTGCTGCTGATATCTGACCAGCTCATCGCGGACCTTTTCACGGCTCCTGTCCAGCGCTTTGGCGCTTTCCTCCAGGTCAGTCCGCAAGTCGGCCATGTCCTCGCGTGCCTCCCTGCGAGACTGACCGATCCGGGCATGCGTGAAAGCGAAAAGGGCACCGATCAGGCCGACCGCCACAGTGCCTATCCACATCAACACGGATTGTTCCGAGGGATCGGCCAATCTTATGCTCCTTCTGTCTCATACGCCGGCGTAGATCATCATGTTCACGACAGCGGCCGGTGGCACGTTCTGCGACGCGCCGGTAAGGCCGCTTGTCGTCGTCGTCGTCGTCGCGACCGTGATACCGGTCACCGCGGACGTGATCGCGGTCGTTCCCCCGTTTATGCCAATCGTGCTCGAGCCGGACGACACCATGGCGGTCGCCACTTCGAGATGGGTATGACCGGGGTCGGTTACCGTCGAAATCGAGGTGGACGTGAGGCTGTCGGTCTGAGAGTTCTGATCGCCGCCGGTGCCTCCAATGCTTGTGCCAGGCCACGCCGGACACGCCGGACGTCAACCGGTTCGCGGGCACGCCGCCCATGTTGTCCTGGCCGAACAGGGACCTTCCTCTTAGGTCCGGCAGATTGAACGTGGTCGAGCCGTCGCCAGCGCCCCACGCCGTACCGATTACCGCGAACAGGCTGGCGTAAGTCGATCGGCTGATGGCCTGCCCGTAGCACAGATACCACTGGGCGGGCACCGCGGAGGACGGCCCGGCGAACATCCGCACTTCCCCGATGATCCCGGCCGAGCTTGAGACCGCGCCACCAGCCGCCGGTCCCACGGGATCGAAAGACCAGATCTGAGACCCCACGGGATCGAGCGCGGTTGCCGCGGTCCAGAGCTGAACGTTATACGCCTGGCTCGGCACCAGGAAGATGCTGCCGAACCTGCCGTTGGCGTTGGCCACGACCGGATTTGGGTTAGGTGTGGTGAGCGCGACATCGTTGTAGGTATTGAGCGGAGTCGTTGTGCCCGTGAGATAGAAGAACAGGCGCCCGCCAGCGAGTGGCACGCCATTCCCGTCGAATTCCAGAGCGTTGGGCGTGTAATACCGGGTGCCAACCGCGGCCATGGCTTACTCCATCGGGTTACGGGGACCTTTTCCGCCTTTGGGCCGCTGCATCCGGGGGCTCGGCCTTTCGATCGACGGCGGATGGTGAGCGAACATGCCGGGGCCACTCGCGATCGACCGCGCCAGCTTCACGGTGCGCGACGCGGGCATGGGCATCGCCATCGGTTTCATGGGAGGGATCTTCATCGCGCCGGCTCCGGAATTGAGGCCACGGCACCGGGCGCGAGAGCGGCGAACGAGCGCATCCAGGCCTTGGTCGCGTCGCTGACCTTGGCGCCGCGTTCCTTCATGAGGTCGGCGGCAATCCTCGGGTTCTCCATCGCCTCACGAACCTTCGCCATGATCGCATCCCGCGCCGGCTGGAAGCGGCTCTCGAGCATGGGCTGAATACCGAGCCGGCCGCCCATCATGCCGACTCCCATTTCCGCGAGGCCCAGCCAGCTGGCGAGGCCGGTTTCACCGAACAGGTGAGTGAGGGTCGCCGCGGTTGCCGCGCCGATCGCTGGTCCCCACGCCTTGCCGAGCGATGCGCCCAGGATCCCATCCAGGTATTTGTCGCCCGCGAGAAGGCGGAACGTCTGGCTTCCTGGCGACCGCTGATTATTGACGCGCGCGCCGACAATCGCTGCCTGCTGAATTCGGTCCCAAAGGTTCATCTGGTCGTTGCTGAACAGGCCGCTGTCACGCATCCATGCCCGATTTCTGCCGATGTCCGCCTGAAGTTGATTGAGACGCTGAAGGCCTTGATTTCCCACACCGGTCACGTTCGAAAGCGTGCGATCCAGGAACGAGTTCGTGATGAAGTCGCGCGCGCCTTGCGTGAGGTCCGTCCTGGCGCCAAACGGCACGGACGGATCAAGCGTGCGCGTGACGCCGTTGTTCGTGATCGACACCGGGACGCCCGCATTGGCGGTCTTCAGGTCCGCCCAGCTTTTTTGAACCCCCTTCAGCAGGTCATCTACCTTCGAAACGCCCTGAGGATTTACTTCATAGCCTTTGCCAAAGTTGAACAGGCCATTGGCGACGCCTCCTATGTTCGTGCCGGTCTCGGCCGCCTGAACCATGTCCCGGAACGCCTTGAACCCCATCGCCTGGGCGACGTTGCGCGTGAAGTCGCGGGCGCGCTCGTAATCGACCATGGCGCGGGGATTGGCCCGGAGCGCCGGATTGCTCTCGATCCCGCGCAGCACAGCCGCCGCGGCCTCGCCCGCCACTTTCGCGACATAGGGTTGTGTGCGCCGGTAGGAGCGTTCGATCTCCAGCAACTCGCTCCGGACATAATTCACGTCGGCGAGACTGGCTCCGTCCGGCAACGTATCGAGCGACCGAAGCGCCGCGCCGAGTTCAGGCGTCTTGCCGATGACCTCCCGGTGGCTGGCAGGCAGGGCTTCAATGGACCGCGTGACGCTCGCGTGGAGAAGGTCCATGTCCGGTTTCACGCCAGTGATGGTCGGGCGGTTCCAAAGGCGCTGCGCTTCCGCGCGGAAAGTGTCCCTGGCATCCCGTAGGGCATTCGCCGTCGCCGCTGACGCTTCGGGCGGACGCATTGCGCCGGACGCGAGCTGAACTCCAAGAGGCTGTCGTGTTGTCGCCGCGGACTGGATTGATGCGCTCTGTGCCGCCTGGTGCGCGGCGAGAAGTGCCGGGTCCGTCTGATTGAGCCTGTTCTGCTCCGCCGCCAGACCGGCATTGTCGAACGCCTCGCCGGAATTCAGGGGCATCTCAGGAAGAAGCGGAGTCGCCCGCGCCGGGACAGCTTCCCCAGGCTTGAGGCCAGCCAGTTCCCGCATGATCTCGGTCGACTTTGGCCCGACGATCGACAAGGGATTGGCCAGTTTATAGGCGGCTTTGCCCATTTTTATCGCAGGACCGGCGCCGACCGGGATCAGGCCGCCAAGCTCGGCTCCGGACTGCGCTCCCTCGATACGCTGATTCACATCCCCAGGCGTTTGAAGGAAACCGAGCGCACCGCCCGTCGCGGCACTCGTCGCGATGTTGCCGGCATAGGTCAACGCGCGCTGAACGCGCCCCATGGCTTCCGGAGAAAGCGCGCGGCCTGTCGCGGCCGTCAGCCCAGAGCCGATACCCTTTGCCACGCTGCCGGCCACTCCCGGCACGCCGGCAAAGATCGGCGCGGTGAGTTTAGACAGGCCGCCCACACTGCCTAGTAGCTCCAAAGACATTGCTTCATTGGGATGTTCGACCGCGAACTCTTCCCGTGGCGCGCGCATCTTATTCACGGCGTCAGTGTAAGCCTGATCAAACGGCACGGCGTTCGTCAGGTGATTGATGATCGCCGGGATCGCGGGCAGTAATATTTCATCCAGACCGCCCGAAAAGCCATGGACGCCCGAACTTGTCATTTGTCTGACGTGATTATCAGCCTCCCGGAGGAAGTCCGTGAAGCGGTCCGCCAGCGGGTAGTCGCGGACTTCCTGCGCTTCGAAGCCTGGCGCGGGAGTCGCGGTTGTGGAGGCCGGCGCCGCCGTGGGCGATCCCCATGTCCCGTCCGGAAGCTGCACGAGGCCAGCCGCGGCGAACGGGTTGAATTCCGTGGTGGCCTGAGGGGCAGCCGTGGTCTGCGCCGGAACGCCGACATGGCCGCCAGGAACTCCGACATGGCCGCCAGGAACTCCGATCGGCGGCGTGGCGACAGGACCCGGCGCGGCCGCTGGTAGTTTCGGCGCCGCGATATGCATCGTCGGGATATCAGCCGGAGCCGCTTGCCCAGGAACGAGCTGCGGAGCCGGCGCGGTCGTGACGCCCGACAATGACGGAGCGTTGTCGTTGGTAGGCGACGCCCAGGTCCCATCCGGCTGCTGAACAAGACCGGCGGCGGCGAATGGGTTGAAGTCGGCTGGCGCCGCGGCTGGGCCAGCCATCACTGGACGCCCGCGGCAGCCGGTTTCGGTGTGCCGAATCGCGCGGTCGGATCAGCCCTGAGCGCGATGCGAACCGCTTCCGTCTGCTGTTCGGGAGTCAGACGGCGAAATTGCGGCGCATCGGATTTGCCGTTCAGGGCAAGCGCGGCGCCCTCGTAGACGGCGGGCGCATGAACCGACGTCGGAGCCAGCCATTGAGCGTCAAATTTGTTCAGGGTCTGATATGGGGTCGGCTTTCCGGCCCGGAGCCCGGCCTGGAAGTCGTCCCTGGATTGGTTGAAAAAGTCGGCTGACTGCGTGCCATAATCCTTAACGAGCTGGCGCGCCACGAGCATGAAACCGGTCATATCCTTGATCGCCGGTTGCTGCATGTTGATGTTCGGCTGCGCCTGCTGAAAATATTTCGTCAGCATCGCGCCGACACGCGCGCCGTGCAGTTGTTGTTCGCCATTCACCACATTGGCGAAGGTCTGCTTGTTGAACTCCTGCATATCGGAGGCCTTCGACGGGTCAAGCCCGGTCGTCGCCTCCGTGAATTTATTCGCCCAGTCGCCGCCAAACGTCTGTAGGAAGTTCGCTATGGCCGTGCGCTCTGTACCGAAAGCGCCTGTCGGAACGCTCGGCAGCTTCTGGCGCATATCATAGAGAAGAGGCATCGAATTCGACGCGGCGTGCGCTTCGTCAAGGTTCTTTTCCGCGATAGCCGCATCGCGCTCGACCGCGCCGGTATCCAGCCTGAGCGCGCCCTCACTGTAGGCTGATGGTTTCGGTGAACTACCGAGTTGTTCGGCCGGAGCCGTTTGCGCCGCGGGCGGCGGGGCGGTGGGAGAAACAGCAGCTGCGCCAGTGGCTGTCGGAAGTGGCGCGACAAATGGCCGGAACGGTTCCACGCCCCAATCGCGACCTGCCTGCCGAACGATCGTGCCCGCGGTCTGGTTCGCGAGCCTGGGATTGGCCGCCGCGGCATCTGGCAGCAGTTGCTGCAGCGTCGCACCGGGAGCCGCGCTCAGGAGCGTCACCGCGCCGCCTCCTCCATAACGATGCGCGAGACCGACCGCCGCGTTTGTCACAGTCTGGTTCGGAAACGCGCGCTGGACCTGCGCGGCGAGAGCGGGCGCGTAAGCATCGAAAGCGGCCGCGGATATCTCCGGCACGCCGCGCAACATTTGAAGTTGAGCATCCGGCACCGACTTCGCCAGCTCAGGGGCATAGGCATGCATCGCCGCGCGCCATGTGGTCTCGGTCCATTGACCATTTCCCATGGCGGAAGAAGTTGGACGCCCCCCGGGTCCACTCTGATTATTCTGAGCGGGGTTTCCGGTCCGGTTCTCGCTTCCCATGACCCGCTGATAGAGCGGCGACCCGACCGGCTGTGATTCCGCCTGACTCGTGGCCGTACCGGTAGCGTTCTGCCGGACGCGCGACAGCACGTCCGCCGCCGACATGGGCTGCTGCGTTGTTGTTCCGGCCTGCGGGTTGGTTACGTCCTGCTGTATCAAGGTCTGCCGATTTTCCGCGGACCTCCGCGCCTCGGCTTCTTGCGCCTTGATCTGAGCCAGCTCATTGGGGGGCAACAGGGACTGAAGGGCCATCGGCATTCTTTCCGGATGACCATAGTACCGAGCGGAATCGATATTATCGATCAGCCCCATGTCGTATGCCTGCCGAACCGTCGCGTTCCAGACTTCCGGGTTCACCGTGCCGTCCGGCTCCTGCGCCCTGACGATCAGCCGCGAAAGATCAGAATTCACGATCTTTCGCACGCGTTCCTCAGCGCCTGATCGGTCCACCAGGCCAGGGCTTACCAGGCTTGGCAGTAACGTCTTTGGAATGACCATCCCGCCGTAGATCATTCCCTTCGGCGATGTGAATCGCTGTGGCAGGCCGTTGGCATCGAGCGGGACAGATTGCTCGGTCTGTTGCTGCTGTTGCTGTTGATTGACCGGAGAAGTCCCGATCGCATAGGTATAAAGGTCCGCCGGTTGCTGCTGTTGCTGCTGTTGCTGCGGCGGAGCGCCGATCGCGCCGCCTCTCGGTGGTAGCACGCTGCTTGAAGCGGCCGCGCCTTCGGAGCGATTCCAGGGCAGCGACTGCTCCTGGGCCGGAGTTGCGGCGCCGGCAGCCTGGATCGCCTGTTGCGCGGGGATCGCCGGATAGGTCAGCGCATTGTTATAGCTCCGGCCGATCGCCTGTTGCCGGACGTCCTCGGTTTCGGCTCCGACCTTGCCGACCTGAGCACCGGTCAGCGCCGCCTGCGCCGCTGTGAGCGGAATACCGGCCAGCGTTTGCCGGACCTGCGCGCCGATAAGCGGGATCTTCGCCGCTTCGTTCGCCTGCTGCTGGCCGATCAGGCCGGTGCGCGCCACGGTCTCGCCGGTCTGCGCTCCGATCAATGGGATATGGGCTTGTTCTTCGCCGGTCTGCGCCTGCGAACGGAAATAATCCTGCCACTTCTGATACTGGCCGAGCGTGTCGACCGGCTGCCCCATCAAGGGAATGAGAGTGCCACTCACAGGGATGGCACCGAATTTTGAATCTGTCCGGGACCAGGGGCCTGGCCAATCGCGGCCTGGGAGTATGACGAACCGCCGAGACTATTCAGGAAGTTCGCGATACTGCTGGAGTTCTGGCTGTTGCCCGCGGTCCCGAGCAGACTGCCGAGCGCTCCGGTAATCGCGTTGGTCGATCCTATCGTGCCAGCGGCCTGGGCATTTCCGATGCCAGCGTTCGCGGCTCCGACGCCAGAGAATGTCCCCGTGCCGATCTGACCGAGCGTTCCAGCCGCCCCGAGGCCGCCGCTGGACAATCCCGTAAGACCACTGAGGTACTGGCCGAGGCCCTGACTCGCATAGCCGGCGTTGAGCTGCGAAACATCGCGAAGCGCGGCTCCGCTGTTTGTCAGACCACTCGCGGCGAGCTGCCGGTTGGTCGCGAGATTGGCTTGCTGAAGCGGAAACTGATAAAAAGGCGTGTTGGTGAACTGACCGTACGCGGCCGAAGCGCCGCCGCTGTTTGCCCCCGGCAACCCGTAAAACCCCGCGAGTTGATTGAGCGCGGCCTGCCCGGTCCCGATGTATGGCTGAAGGTTATTACCGGTCTGGCCGTAAACCGACTTGATCCAGTTCAGGCTATTGGCGGCGGTTTGTGCTTGCTCTTTCGCCGCCTTCGTGGCCGCTTCATAGTTCAGATAACCGCCGACCACGGAGCCAATCCCGGACACACCGGCGCCGATGCCTGCCGCGGCGCTCATCGGTCGATCCTTTTTCGGTAGGTGACCTCGATCGGCGCACAGCCCAGGCTTTGGAAGAACGCCCCGTAGTTTCGGCGTTGCCGAAGGCCGCCCTTCACGAAGGTGCGAACGCCATAAAGGACCTCCTGAACCTCGCGGTCCCGCAGGATTTTCTCCGCGAACGCGAACAGGGCTTTCCCCGCTCGGCCGCGCTCCGGCCGGTCAATGAAGAAAAGGTCCGATTGCGCCGAAAACAATTGGCGACAGTGCGGGTTGGGCCCGAGTCGATATACGGCGTATCCGCGAAGGACCTCTCCGCGCCGGACCGTCGCCGTCAAGAGGCATCCGGCCGACTCCAAAGCCTCATATTGCGGCCAGAAGAACCCAAGAGGGACCGATAAATCAGCGCTCGCCTCAAGCCAGTGGCGCGCGAACAACGGCGCGCCTTCTTCGGCGAGGTCGGTGAACCGCTCTTCGCGATAGCTGAGAGTGCCTGCCTCGCTGGCGATGGTCCCGGCTGGGAAGGGAGCGTCGAACATGTGCGCCGTTGTCCAATTCTGGGACGAAAGGCGCTGCTTGGCCCGATGCATAATTAGAGGGCACGAAGGGTGCCGCGCAACCAGTGGCTGTCAGGTCGTCAAAGAGAACGTCAAAACGCCGGTGGAAATGGTCCAAAACCCGGTTGTCTGGATGCCAATCGAGTCGCCGGCCGCCAACGAGGTTACACCAGCGACGGCCGAGAGAGTGAGGGTCTGGGCGACGGTGGCGCTTCCGTTGGCGTTGAAGGAACCAACGATCAGCGGGGTTCCTTCGGCGACCGTGTAGCCGGACGGCACCTTCACCGGGATGAGCGTGGCGACCTGTCCTTCCGGTGTCTCCACCCGGCCGACGATCCCCGTCACCGTGACCGCTTGTGCCGCGGTAAACACGATCGAGCCGTTCGGATCCGTGCCGGCTGACCAACTGGCCTGGGTAGTGAGCGGCGAACTCGTGGCCGCGCCAGGCTCATTAAGCAGCGTCAGGATCCGCTGTATCATCTGAGCGAAGTAGAACGTCGGCATGACCGGGACGCCGTTGGCGTCCGTACCGATGGGCTGGTCGAGCGTGATTGGCGTAAGGCGGACGCCGCTCATCCCAGCCCCTTATAAAGATCGACGTACGTCCCGATGATCGCCGGGCGCGCCGCGTCGGAATATTGTAGCCGAAATATCCAGGTCCGCGCGTTGCCCAGGTTCATCCATCGCAGCCGCAAGAAATACTGGCCGACCTGTCCCATCGAACGCCAGCGCGTGAGATTTCCGAAGGTCTTGCCGCCGTCCTTGCTGATGTCCAACATCATCTGACCGTAGCCCTCGGGATTGTTCGGCAGTCCCTGGCCGGCTTCGACCTCGATCTCGAAGCGCGGAATGAAGATGCGCTTCCGGTCGTCATGAATGGGCGGCGACGTGACCAGAAACGGCATCGAGTTGCCGTATTCCGTGAATATCGTGAAGTCCGACAGCCCCACGAGCGGCGCGAAGGCATCGCCCACGAGCGCGAGCCCCGCCCAGTTGATGCCGCACTGGCCGCGCCAAAGGCCCAGGCTTTGCGGAACCGGTTGCTGAATGATCGTCGACGACATGAGCTACGCACCGCACAGATGGATCGGCTTTGGGCCGTCCGGAAAGTATATGAAGGTCCCGGACGTCCCGTAGTTTATGAGCCAGTCGGACGCGACGCCACCGGACGGAATGTGCAGATAGATTTCTGGCGGCGAACCCGTCGGCAGTTGTCCATTCGAACCGAGATAAGCCGGAACGTTTCCGGTAGCGATAAATTTCCCCAGGTTCGACGATACCGAAAGGTCAAAGAAGGCCGCTGGGGCGCCGATATACCATTCCGCCGCGCAGAACCCAGTCGTATTCTGGGAGGCCGGAACGAGATTGAAGAAGTTGTTCTCATCCGCGCCGTTTCCAATTGGGTTTGTGCTGTTCCAAAAGATCGCGACAGGCGTCTGCGCGACCCCGTTGATGTACAGTTGCATCACGTTTCCGACAGAGTCGACCGATACGATGATGCTGGACAGCTGGCCACAGATGCCGGGCGGCGCGGCGTACACCCCATGGCCGATCTGCGCATGGGCGGCGTCGTAAAGGTAGATCGTGATGTAGCCGAGGCTGCTTGGGTTCAGGTTCGGGCGGAAGGTGAGAATAATGCCAGACAAGTCCAGGCCTCGCGACTGAAAACCCGCGAACAAAAAGGCGTTGGTCGTTTCCTGTCCGATCGGCCAAGTGACCCAGAAACTCATCAGCGCGTAGCGAAATGTCGCCGGGAAGCCGTTGGGGCCGCCGGGAGCCGGGGCGGAATATGGAGGCCCCTCGAACAAAGGCGACTGGTTGATCGCGCTGCCAGAATCAAGACCGATCTCAAGGAAACCAGGGGGAGGCGGGGTCGGCGGCACGTTGATTGGCGGGTTGGCCGGCCCCCAGCTTTCGCGCTGATGCCAGAGCTGGCTTGAGATGTCGTAACACCAGGTCTGGTTGCCCGAGGGGAAGTTCACGATGATGAATTTGTGCCCTTCCTGGTCGAGCACGAAGCAAGACGAGTCGAGATACCGCAGCGGGTATTGCGCCCACGCGTGCTCCATAGCGAACGTGCTGACGCGTACAGGCTCGAACCCCTTGAGGCGATAGAAGATCCCGTCATCGGCCATCCAAAAGACCGTGTTGTCCTCGTCGGCGACACAGAGAGACGAGGCCAGACCACGCGCGATCTCGGCCGCATCGTACCGCTGGAATGGAAACGACACGTTACCGGCGTCCCACCAAACCTCCGTATGAAGCTGACAGAAAATGAGGAGCTGTTCGTGATAGACGTCCACAGCGTTGACGAAATCACTTCCGGCGCTCGCGGTCGCGAAGTCCAGGCCCGAGTATTGCGTTCCATCGTTAATACTGGAAATGAAGAACTGACGCGTGTTTTTCGCGTTGAACACGAAATACCCGTCGAAGTACTTGACAGTATTCGGTGCCATGAACGCGGATGCGGTGATCCTCGCCAAGGTCACCGCGGGATCGATGATGATTGCCCCCGCGGAAACCTGAGACGGCATGGCATCGGTCGTGATGATCGCCGCGCCAAGCGGTGTGACCGTGGTCGCCGCGGTCGTCGTGAATATGGCGCCCGTATCGAGCGTGATGTTGAGGGTATCGCCCGCGTTGATCGTTCCGGTGATATTCGCGGGGATCACGGATATGCCGGCGGCCACGGTTTGACTCGTGACCTGGTTCAGGCCGCCGGGCTGGTAAATCCAGCCGGCGTCGCCGTCGACCATGACCAGCTGTTGGGCGTTGTCCGCCATGGAAAGGAGACTGCCGAGGCTGGTTTGACCAATAAGCTTCGCGGCGACCGGCTGGCCGCCGGTGTTCGTTATGACCGAGTCGTAGGTAATCTCGTAAAGCGCGCCGCCTGACACAACGTACAGGTTGTTGGCCATGACGTGCATGCCGAGGATCGGGCCATTCCCCATGGTCGAGAACAGACTGAGGCCCGGGATGCCATAGACCGGCATCTGGGTCTTGCCCTCTTTCGGTGTCGGCTCGACGAAAGCGTTGATGCATTGCTGCGCCAGAAGCTGGGTGGCTCTGGTTTGATACGCCTGCGCGGCGAACTGTAGCTCCATTCGCTAACCGCGCCGCTGGCCCGGCGTGAATGCGACCCCGAACATGATCGACTCGCTTTCCCGGTCCCATCGCGAGGCCATGTCATACCAGCGATCGGCCTGCGTTTTGATGATCGTCATCTGCTCGGTCGGGCAGCCGAACTCCGGTCCGATCTCCAACGCCGTGTTCCACTTCAAAGCCGCGTTCCATTCGATCGGAAAGTCCAGGATATTGGCCAAGGTGCCTACGTCCTGGATCGGCCGCTGGGCAGTGAACCGCATCGCGTTGGTGTTGTCCTGCGGTGTCGGCCACATGTTCATGAGCGCGACCGGTTGCTGGTACGAGCCCTGGCCGGTCTGCGGATCATAGAAGAAGGCGGTCGGAATACCGGTGGTGTATTTGTTCGGCTGGTTTTGGTAATCGAGCCGCGCCCACATGTTGATCGGCAAATCGATGGTCGAGAGGTAGTTGTATCTCCTGCCCCCCATGACTTTTAGCGGGCGGTAAAGTGGCGTCGTGTAATCGAAGACGATCGCGCCTTGGGTCGCCTGCGATGGCAATCCGGCCGTCAGGGGAACGGTCGATCCGCTCGGCGTGCTCGCGACCGTCGTCCAGAAATTCGTGCCCGCGTCGAGCTGAATACCGACGCTGTCGCCCGCGTTGATCCCGGCGATCGAGTGAACCGAGATGGACGTCGCAGCCGGCGCCGCGGTGGCGATCAGCGTCGTCTGCGCCAGCGTCTGCCACAGAGTGCACTTGTCGGGCGAACCGGCGCCGATCTCGTAGACGGTCTGGCCCGGCTGGAGGAACAGGATCGCCTCTTCCTCGCACCAGACATGTATTCCGCTGGCCTGCCACCCCTTCGTCATCGCGGTCATGGCATCGAGACCAGACTGTAGCTGGGAGCCGGTCGCTGTTTCTTCGTCGCCGATCACCTGCGTGAGCCGCAGCGCCGCGTTCAGGATCTGTATGACGCTTTGCGTCGCCGAGAATGTGCCGCTGGTGTTGATGATCGGCATGGCTAGATCCCGAAGAAGAAGCCCGCGATGTTCGCGACGGCTCCCCCGTTATCAATCTGGAACCATATATTACGCCCCGAGGCTCCAGCCGTGTAGGCGGCGGTCCCCGGAAGCGCCGCATACGACTGGGCCTCATATCCCTGATTGGGAGACGTCGTGTTTTGCGCGAAGGTCGCGCCCGCGTCGTCCGTTTCGGCCATCCAGTAGTTGGTCGCGGAAACGATGGTCGGAGGCGATATCACGACAAGCGTATTAACGCCCGATGAATAGCCCAGGTGCGACGCGGTGGTCCCGAGCAAAGTGTGTGGCGATCCTCCGCTGTCCGAAAAGATGCCAAGCGTGAAATGGGTTGATCCGTTCGAGGTGTTAAACGCGACCGAGATATTCTGGACGGTGCCCGAGTAGGTTGGGACGATCTGAACGAACCAAATATAATTGCCGGGCGTGCCAGCGGAAAACGAACCCTGCGGCCCGGTCTGCGAAGTCGCCACTAGACCGTGAAGCCCTGATCAATCGCCATGACGGCCCACTTCGTTCCGTCTGGCGACATGAGCTGCAACCGGTCGATCTGGTTGGCGACCGTCCCCGGGGTATAGGCGGACGGTCCGTTTCCGAACACGAAGCCGCTGTTGAGCGACGGCGTGCTGATCGTGGTACCGAACACGATATCCAGCAAGGCGCGCTGGCGCTTGAAAGTCGGCCCCGCGGCCAACGTCACGGTTCCGGCCGTCGTTGGCATGTTCAGAATCACATCTGAGGTTCCCGATCCGGGCGAGATCGTCGTCGTGCCAGCAATTGTGCCCGTCAGAGTGACGTTGTTGTTGATTTCGACGGTGCCGGAACTGATGACCACTCCGAGCGCCGCGGTATTCTGGGTAACCGCCAGGGTCCCGCCGCTTACCGTCGCCCCGGTGACGGCGGTCACCGTCCCGAGTTGCCAGTTCGGTGTGATGGTGCCCGAGACGATCGTGATGCCGGTACCCAGCGGATCCAGAGCGACCGTCCCTGAGGTCGAGATGGTACCGCCTGTCAGGCCGGTACCGGCGACGATGGTTGTCGCGCTGCCGCCGCTCGATGTCAGGGTTCCCGACGATAGGGACAGACCGCTTCCCAGAACGGACACCGAGCCGCCGTTCCAGTCGGGGATCAGCGTCCCGGCGGTAAGGGTCAACCCCGCGTGAAGCGCGGTCGCGACTCCGAGCTGCCAGTTCGGCGTCAAGGTTCCGGTCGTGGGCAGACTGAGACCGGTTCCGACGACTATGCCGGCCGGAACCCCAGCGACTGTCGCCGAGTTTCCCATGAGTTCGGTCGCCGCGATCGTGCCCAGACTGATCGTGCCGGTGGTGGAGATCGTCCCACCAGCCAGGCCAGCGCCCGCCACGATCGTGGTCGCGCTTCCGCCAGATGACGTAAGAGTGCCGCTGCTTAGCGACAGACCCGCGCCGAGCGTCGTCACGGTCCCGGCTTCCCACGCCGGATTAAGCGTGCCGGAGGATAAAGCGAGCCCGGTGCCAAGGGTCGAGACGGTTCCGGCGTTCCACTCGACGGTCAGGGTCCCCGTGGTGGTGATAGGACCGCCGGAAATTCCCGCACCGGACGTGGCGACCTGGGTTACCGTCCCGGTTCCGCCCGTCGCCGCCAAGGTGTTCGAGCTGACCGCCAGACCGGATCCCACGGCCAATACGGTACCCGCCTGCCAATCGCCCAGGAGCGTTCCACCGGAAACATAAAGCCCGGCGCCTGACGCCAGCCCAAGAGTGCCCGAAGATGTGATCGGACCGCCGGTCAGGGGCGCGGTCGCCGCCACGGTCGTGACGGTTCCGGCTGCACCGGTCGCCGTCAGAGTGCCAGAGTTCAACGCCAACCCGGTTCCGACCGTCGTGACAAGCGCGGCCTGCCAGTTCGCCGCCAGCGTGTTCGAACTGAGGATGATCCCGCTGCCAACCGACAGCGACGTGAAGACCGTTCCAGTCCCGCCGAGCACGGTTGCATTCGGAGGTGTCACGCCCGCGAAGGCCGCGTTGAGCGCGGCGGCCGTCAGTGTCTGACCCGGGACGAAGTTCGTCATTCGATCACGTTCCCATCGAGGATGTCGGCTCCGGTCGCGTCAAGAATGAACGGGTCGGGGAACCCGGACGGCACCAGCGTGTTGACGTCGAGGATGTCGTGTCCGGCCGTGTCCAGCACGAACACGCCAGCGGAGATCGAAAAGCTCAAGGAAAGGACGGAGTTCTCGATCGGGTCGCCGTAGTGTTCTCCGACCGACGCCGGCAGAGGCTTTAGCAACGTCATCGTGTTGCCGGAGATATCGGTGAGCACGACCTGGAAGTTGACGCCGCTGTCGAGCATGATCTGCACGGTCTGGCCGAAAGCGAAGCCGACTGTCGACGCCACCGTGATCACGTTCGTGCCGCGCGCCGATGGCGCGGTGACATAGGTTCCGAGGATGACGAACTGATCCGTCTGCCGAGGCCGCGCGAGAGAGACGGTCTGGTCGTCACGGACGCCGCGGACGAAATCCTGTGGCTGCTGCGGCTCCCAGCGCTTTGGCGCAACGGCCAGGTTGCCTGTGATGCCGCCCGGGATGATCTTCGCTTTGGACGCGCGTATTTTGAACCCGCTTAAATCGTCGAGTATGTAGTTGTCGCCGCCTACGAAGTGCCGGTCATCGGCCAACTGAACCTCATTACGATTGTGGTATGCCCTTGATCATCTCAAGGATCACGCTGTAGCTCGCATTGGCGGCCGCCGCCTCCGTCGTGAACGAGATCGAGCCGGTCGCGCCCGTGGTCAGGGGATTGATCAGGCCCTGAAAGCCCGCCCGCATATCGGTGAACCGCCATTGGCCAAATCCACCGAGAACGAGCATGTCGACATTCGAAGTCGCGACCCATTGGATACGAAGGCTCATCACTTTCAGGTCGTAGATAATACCTACGACCTTGAGGTGGGTACCAGGATAATAGGTCTGTCCCGCGATCACGACGCCATAGGGGCCGGCCGAGGTCGCGTCGACCTTTGTCACCCCGGACTCGCCGGTGCCGTCGCTGAAGTTGGTGAACTTCGTAACGATGCGGCGCGGGCCGTTTTCGAGGATCTGCGTTGTTACGACGTCGGCCATGGGCCGCTCCCGATCAGAACTGGGCCACGCCGGTCAAACCCTGCGGCCATCCTTGCGAAAGCTGGAGGCTCGGATCTGGCGCGACCCAGATCGTGAGCCGCTTCGTGCCGTTCGACGCGGAGCCCACCAGGTAGGTGCCGCGCACGTCGCCGGTTGTCGCGGTCGCCGGATTGGTCGTCACGGCCGCGGTAAAGGTGCCGGCGCCGGTCGCGATCAGGTTGTTCCAGAAACCGTACATCATGCTCGACCGCGCGGCCTGTAACGGAAGGCCGTACGTATCGCCCATGCCAACCGAAACGTTCGAACCGGAGAGCGTGCCAGCAGGCGTGACGGACGTGATCCCCTTGAAGGCCTTCTTGCCGGCGGCGGTTCCCGCGTTCGAACCGGTGACGGTCTCATGCATGACATAACCGTACCAGTCGTAGCCGAGCACGGAGAAGGTCGCCGTCGAGTCATTTCCGACGCTGCCGATCTGGACGTTGCGCGCCAGCATCGTCGTGGGATCGTACGCCACGGTAAAGTCGCTGGCGCCGAACCTGATATATCCCGGGAGGCCGTCGCTGAAGAGTGTCCCAGCGGGGATCGTGACCAACGACGGCAGCGCCAGAAACGCCGCCGCGGATACGGTGATACCGGCGCCCGTGGTCGATACCAAAGTCAGCGGCGTGCCGGCCGTCGGCACCTGAGCGGCGGCGACCGAAGTTGTCCCGAGCGTCGCCGGAACCGCATCGATCAGCGGACAGCCATTCATGTACCAGCCGATAACCTGGGCGCCGGTCCCGCTGTTGCTGGTGTTCCAAAGTATGCGGGTGTCCTGAAGCAAAGTGCCCGCGAAGTCGGCGCTTGGCGCCTGGTTCGGCGCGCCCTGCCCGCTGCCAACAGGCATGCGAGGCGCGACACGGTGCGCTGGTGCGTAGAGTCCTGTGCGAGCCATCGCTCACTCCTGATCTGGGCTTATCGGCCGGGCAGTGGAGATTGAACGCGGCTACTTGCGCGGAGACCGCAGGATAGGCGCACGGGCACGCCGAAACAAGGTTGGCCTTAAATGATCATCATCTGGAGACTGGACATCGTAGGCGCCGCGGCCGGCGTATAGATGATGACGACGAGTCCAGCACCCGCATTCCCTCCGGTGCCACCGGCGTTGCTATCGCTGGTGCCGGCCCCACCGCCGCCGCCCCCGAAGCTGGCCCCATTTCCACCGTTGCCGCCGGACGGGGACGCGCCATTCGGATCGCCACCGCCGCCGCCGCCGCCGCCGCCCGGTCCATGCGATGCATCCCAGGCCGCGTAAAGAGCGCCGTTCCCCCCCGCGTAGCAAACAGATAGGACATCGCCGTTCGCCCCGCCCCCACCCCCGCCGCCGACAGTGCCGTTACCGCCAACGCCGGTAGAACTGCCAAGGCCGCCGCCTGTCGCGCCAGGTCCGTTACCACCGTTTGCTCCGGTCGCGGCAATAGCCGCTCCGCCGGCCGAGCCTCCATCGGCTCCCCCTCCTCCAGCCCCGCCTGCCGTCGCGGAAACTGCCCCTTGCCCTGTGCCGCCGCTGCCACCGTTTCCGGCTGGCCCCGCACTTCCGCCTCCGCCGCCGCCGCTTTCCCCGCGGCTCGATCCTCCGCCGCGCATCCCCGTGCCGCCGGTGAAGGCCGTGTGAGAGAGAGAGCCATATCCCGCGCCACCTGACGCGTTGGTCGTAGTGCCGCTATTATTCTGGCCGACGTGAGCCCCGAGGGCGCCGGAGTTGAAGTCTGTGTCGGTTCCGGACCCGCCCGCTCCAATCGTGACCGGGATCAACGTTCCTGTCGTCAAGGTGACGTTCGTGGCCTTGCTGTAACCGCCGCCGCCCCCGCCGCCGCCGCCATTATTGTTCGCGGAGGTCGTGGTCGCTCCGGTCCCTCCGGCTCCGATACATTCGATGGAATTGGAGGCATTGTTCCAATCGGAAGGGACGGTCCACCCCGGACCGATCGTTCCGACCGTGAGAAATATCGTGGTCGCTGGCATTAGTTGGTCAGATAACGAAGCGCGAGGGCGACGTCGGAACCGGTGGCGTCCTGAGTCCCAGGCGCGGTGATGCGAACCTGATCCCCGGCTGAAAGCGCCACCGCGGAGAACGACGGCCAGGTTATGGAGCCTGACGTGCTGATGGATATCGTGCCTTGCGTCGTGGGCGTCCCGGAGTGCACGGTCGCCAGGACGAACGGCCATGCGGACGTCGGATTGGTGATCACGTTGCCCTGTGCACCACCGGCATTCGCGACCAGCGTGCCAGGCTCGGTGATCACCTGCTGAAACACCTGCGAAGCGGGTGGCTTGCCGACCAGGCTGTACTCGAGCGTCCTGTTCAGAACGAGTGTGCCGCCGGTGTTCGCGAACTGGTTTCCAAGCGCGATGGCCGTGGGCACCGCGCCGGCCGTTGTCGAATTGCCGATGATGCTTTGCGCCGCGAGGGTGGCCGCCGTGATCGTGCCCGTGGTCGTGATCGTGCCGGCGTTCAGGAACGGGCTCGCGCCGATGACGACGCTGGTGACAGTACCACCTGAGCCGCCCGCCGTCAGAGTGCCCGTGGTCGAGAGCGTGACGCCAGCTCCGATCGTGATGCCAACCGGTACCGCCGCGACAGTCTGCGGATTTCCGAACAATTCAGACGCCGCGATGGTTCCGAGAGACACCGTGCCAGCGGTTGTGATTGTGCCGCCCGCGAGGCCGTTTCCCGCCACGATCTGAGTGACGGTTCCCCCCGATCCGCCGGCCGAAAGAGTACCGCTCGCCAGTGTCACGCCAGCTCCAAGCGCTGTGACCGAGCCGCCCTGCCATTGTGGAACAAGCGTGTTGGAGGACAAGGACAGGCCTGTACCGAGCGCGTTAGCCGTGCCAGCATTCCACTCGACAGCCAGCGTCCCGGTCGTCGTGATCGGGCCGCCAGATATTCCCGCGCCGGTGGTCGCCACCTGCGTGACGGTGCCGGTACCACCGGTGGCCGCGAGCGTATTCGACGTCAGCGCCAGGCCAGAGCCGATCGCGAGGACGGTCCCGGCCTGAAAGTCGCCGAGTAAAGTACCGCCCGCGACGTAAACCCCCGCGCCCGTGTTAAGGCCTAGTGTTCCGGAAGTCGTGATTGTTCCGCCGGACAAAGGAGCCGCACCGACGATCTGAGTGACCGTTCCGCCAGACGCGGAAAGCGTGCCGGAGGCGACAGTCACTCCGGAGCCGATCGTCGAGACGGCGCCGCCCTGCCATTGAGGGGTCAGGGTCGCGGACGAGAGTGACAACCCGGTCGCCAGCGCATTGGCGGTCCCGGCGTTCCATTCCACGGCAAGCGTGCCGGATGTGGTGATCGGGCCGCCTGAGATACCAGCGCCACTCGTTGCGACGCTGGTGACGCTTCCACCGCTGGAAGTTGAAACCAGGGTGCCGGATGCCTGGAGTGACAGCCCAGCACCGATCGCGATTGGCGTCGGGATCGCCGCGGCGGTCGTGGCATTGCCGATCAGGCTGACCGCAGCGAGCGCCGCGGCCGTGACCGTGTTTCCGTTGTTAATCGTGCCATTGACCAGGAATGGCGTCGCGTTGACCACGAAGGACGAGGACCCGCCGCCGGACACAGCGATGTCCGCGATGCCCACCCCACCGCTCGAAACCGTGGCGCCCGAAGTGAACGCCAATGTCGTGACGTTATTGACGGTGGTGGTGCCGTCCGTGACCACGCTCGCACCGATTCCAGGCGGGTAAAGGATCCCGTCGATCAGGATCGGCTCCGGAAAATTCGTCGGGTGATACGGGTTGCCGGACATCCGCGGGCAGTCCCCTTTCAGGGCATGGAGACGGTCGCGGCTTCTTGCGCTTGTTCCAACTATACGGCCGGCGAAAGATCAGGAAAAGCAGGTTGCCGCGTCAGGACGCGAAACGGACTCCCATCCCCATCGGCACGATCGCCGGGGCTCGCGGCGGCGCCGTACGGGCCTGACCGCTCAGTGGTGGGTTGTTAGGATCGAAGGAAGGCGCGGCGTCACCCGAGGCGCGATCGAGCAACTGCCGCTCAATATTTCCCGCGGTGAGTCTGAGCCTGGTATCGCCGACCACTTCCTCCCCGACGTCGACAAACTGAACCGCTTGCATCATCGTGCCATCGAGCCACGCTTCCCGACCGGCCTCGTCGAATATGTGACAGCCGGCCGGCGCGGGCGGTATCCGGCTGCCGGCTTCCCTTCCGGTGGCGCAGATATCCGCGCACTGCTTCGCTTTGCCCATGTCCCTGTAGACGTAGGACAACAGGAGCCCGTTTTTGAAGTGGACGCGCACGACATACATGAGGACAGCCTTCCTTCGGCCTGAGCGGACCTATTGTTGGTCGCGCTCGCGACTCATGGCAAGCCTACTTCGCTTTCGCACCGTGATGGTGATGGTGGTGATGGTGGACGTGAACTTCAGCCATCTTGTGCTCTGCGGCGTGACCGCCGGCTTGCGCGGCACCCTTGTGATGCGCGGCGCGGCCGGCCTTCTTATGCTCGGCCTTCGACTCGGCGTGGCCGCCCTTGCGTCCAGCCTTCGCATGTTCAGCCTTCGACTCGTGAGGTTTGCGTGCCATGGATTTCTTGCCTCCGTGCAGAGATTCCATCTTGCGAAGGAGGCGCATCTCGGCTCGCTCGTGGGCGTCCGCGTTGCCTGACCTGACGGCGGAACGTGCCATCCTGTCATCCTTCCCCAAGAGGATGCTGGTCCCGCGAGGGGATGCAGCGCCGGGAAGCCGAGGGGACCATTCCCGACGGCGAGGGCCATGCGCTGCTTGGCATCGCCTGAGGTTTATGCGGCCTTCGGGGGATCAGTGCAAGTTTGGTCCAAGGCCGTGCCGATCATTTCCATGGCTGCATCGGCCCGACCGCCCCGGCGCTTGATCGAAGCGCGGATCCTGGAAACCCAGGTTTCGCCGGATCCCCCTGGGGAATGGCCGCGCGTCCCAACCGGTCGTGAAGCCGCATGACCTCGGCTTTGAGGCGTTCGACCTCGCCGGTCAGGAACGCGATTTCGTAACGAGCCAGGCTCTTGTCCTCGGTAAGTCTGGCAACCTGACAAATAAGCTGAGTGATCCTTTCAATGTCAGCGTCCGAACGAGTGAGCTTCGCGATGCCTTCCGCATAGGAAGTTTCGAATGGGTCTTTAACCTCCGGTCTCAATGCGGCGAGCGCGCTGGACAGCTCTGCCACGACGGGCCTCCGATCGCCGATCATGTTGTGGTCCGATGGCCCCAGATCGCCAGCCGTGAACGGCCCAATGATCGTATGATTAAAAATCTGAGACGGCCTCAAAGTATGATTTGGCATTGATCGACCCTCCTCCTGAGCAGGCTTAATCGGAATTTCAGGCTGTCTTGGTCCGAGGAATTGCTCGCCCGTTTTCGTCAAGAATCCAGAGATCCGGACGGCCTGGCGCCCGCACCACATCCGGTAGTCTGTCTTTTCCTGATCGGTAGGTTCAAATATTCTCGCCATGACGACCCCAGAATTGATTGCCGCGAGATCATAACGCTACGAACGAAAAAGGCGCAACCACTTTCGCGGCTGCGCCCTTCGAGGAAACCGGAAGCGGTTACACCCCAGGAGTGGCGAACGCTCCACGGAAATCGGACCACCCGCCGCTATAACGCTCATAACATGCTGCCTTGGCGTTCTTCGTGTCGAAGTCGTTATCCTGGTCGAAGGACACCTTGTCGCGCTCGAAGTACTGGACGCCTCGCGGGATATTCGTCCTGATGAACCAGGCGGTCGCGGACGAGAAATAGTGGTTGACCTTGATACCACCGGGGAAGACGCCGGTCGCCCGCAGAACGTTGATCGCGTTGTTCGCAGTGTCGTTCTGAAGGACCGAGTGGTAGATGCGGTTTGCCTCGAACCAAAGCTGCGGAGGAACCAGAAGGCTCCGAGGCAGTGCGGAAATCTTCATTCCGCGGTTATTCGTCGTCTCCATGATCTGGATGCAGAGGTCTTCGACCGCCGTTTCAGAGATGTCGGCCGCCGTCGTCAACAGATTGCTCTGGTTGCCCGAAAGGGTCGGGTGCGCGTTCGAAAACAGGGAAACGCCGTCAGCGCCCAGATAGGAGGCGTTGAACCCCTGGTTGTAGATCGCCGCGAGGATGTTCTCTTTCGTCTGCCGCATCGAGAAAGCCAGCTGCTGTGCGCGGCGCTTGGACACGACTTCGTACAGATCGTCCCGCAATTCCTCGAACGTCACGATGTAGCCGAGCGCGTAGGCGACGTGCGTGTAGCGACTGACCGGCCCCTGGACTTCCGTGTCGTAGAAGATCTGCGATCCCTGCGGCTTGACCGGCGCCAGGCCAAAGCCGGTGATCTCCGGCTCTTCCTCGTACGCCTTGTCCGAGGTCTCGATCTCCATCAGGTCCGGGTACTCGGGAACGTGCTCGGAGTAGCTGCGCCCCCACCACGCTTTTATTCCTGGCCAAAGAGCTTTTGGATGGGAGCCTGTAGTGATTATTGCCATGTCAGGCTCTCCTTACGTGCCGGTCGCCGCGGTGAACTGACTGATGCCCTGGTTGAGCTTGACCAGCCATTTGGCGTTGGTGCCGACGGCATTGCCAACTTCCTGGAGCATTCGGATAATCCGGAGCTGCAAGGTGCTTGTGGTCGCCAGCGTCGAGCTATTCAGCTGCCACCCCGAGAAACTGGTGTTTACCGAGCCGGCGCCGGCCACGAGATCGGCGTTGCGACCGGACGCGCCCGACACCATCGCGCCATTCTCCTGCACCGCGTACAGCAGGAATGGATCATCGGACACATACACGTACGCCGCGGCGGACGCGGGAAGGTATACGTGATCGCTTTGTAGCAAGGGCAGCGTCGTCAGGCCGGCGTTGTTCGAACGACCAAGGAACGCGCCGAGCACCTGGGCGCCACCGCCCGCCGTCGCGATACCCACGGACTGAACGCCGTTGCCGTCCGAGCTGTTCGTGATCAGGACAACCGGGTCGCCTATATAGAGCGCGGTCGCGTTGCCAACGGGCACGTAGTAGGTGCGGACCGCGTTGTTGAACGGGGCGCCCGACATGTACGCATACGGCAGGATGCCCTGCGGAGCATTCGCATTCGCCATGGGTCGTGACCCTCAGGAATTGGGGATATTGGAAAGGAAAGCAGCACAGGCTTGCACGGGCCGTGTGTGCGAACGGATCGAGGTTCTGGGCTGCTTGCCCTTCAGGTCAGCCGCTGTTTTCTGAGCGGCTTCGGCGCGGGAAACCCGTTCCTGGGTTCAGCGGCCGGTAATCGAGATTTTGGCGTAGCCATTCTCGACGTTGATATCCGAGCCATTTTGGCCCTTGCGGATATCATTCAGGCGGTCTTCAAGCTTGGCGGCGTTCTTCGCCATATCCTGCTGATACCACTCGATCGGTATTTCCATCAAGTAGGATGCGCGGCCGCGGCCGTTATCCTTGTCGGTGATGCGCGCCAGCGGCTGATTTGTGTCGGGATCGATCACGTGACTATAGCCAGCCTGCTTCGCGCGCGCGATGCGGCCCGGAATATCATTGAACCAATACCGGCGAAATCCGGAGCGCGGAGGATAATAGAGGGCCTGTTCCTGATCGCCGAACGGCTTTCGGTCGAAGGTGCCGGTCGGCCGTTCGCGAAAGAGAGGATCTCCGGCGATAAGGTCGCCGATATCGGAGTCGCCGCCGATCGACCGCACCTGCATCTTGGCGACCCGTTCGCCGGCGATCGGCTCGGCCGTGCCGCCGAATACCTGTCCCGGCGTCGCGAACCGATCCTCGACGTCCGAGCGCCGACCAGAAAAACCGGTGAGCGACCTGCCGTGGGCGGCCGCTTCCGCGGCCTGACTTGCGTCCGCGGCTTCGCCAGCAAGAACGTCGCGTAGCGCCATGATCAGGTTCCATCGTCCGGAGATTGACCCCAATAGTCACGCGCCCATTCCTCTTTGGTCAAGGGGATCTCCTTGATGCCCTTTTGCTCGGAATAGCGCTTTATCTGATCCGCGTATTTCACATAGGCGTCCCGGCTGTCCTTGGGCATTGCGTCGAACGTGCGCCGCTGACCGGTCTGACGGCGGGGCGCGCCGCCGCCGCTCGGACTGACCGACGTAGGTTCGGCGCGCCGGCCATTATCGTCGTCGTCGGTTTGATCGTGTTCATTCGAACGCACGCGCGTATCGCTCCGGCCGAATTTATGAGGGAAGCGCGCCTTCACTTCGTTGAGAACGAAGTTGAGGTTCTGATCCATGGTCAAATCCGGGCGCGTACTGAGCAGCCCGGTGTGAATTGTGTCGGCGTACATCATCATTTCCATGTCCCGGTCCGACCGGCTGTTGGTCGGGTCGTACCATTGGTTTTCCGCATAGAATCTTTGGATGGCCGGGTCCTGGCTCGGTGGAGGCCGCGTATTTGCCGGCGGCGGAGGTGGTGATGTGACAACGGGTTCGGGCGGCGGTTTGGCTTTGTCGAGTTCCTCAATTTCGCGGTCGACGCGCTGGTAGGTTTGGGTGTCGCCGCTCTCGACAGCCTTGTCGCGCTCCGCTTTGAGCTCACGACGCGCCCGCTCGAAAGCGCGCTGTTCCGCCGACCGCATCATCGTGGTCATGGTAGCGACCGTCGATACCGCGTCATTCAGTTTCGTCTCGAGTTGAGCCGTGGCCGTGCGATGCTGAAGCTCAAGCCTATCGAGCTTGGACGCCAGAACCTTGTTCCGGTCGGCCAGGATCGCCGGGTTCTCAAGTCCTCGAGCGACGAATACAGGGGCCGGAGCCCACTTTTCCGGGTCGCCTTTGAATTCGTCCTTGGGCTTCCAGCCGTTGACGCGAGCGACGCGTTCTACCTCTGCGTCATCCGGAGGCGCGTTTTCTCGTGTGGTTTCGGCCTGGGTGTCCGACATCGGTTATTCCGTTCCTTCAGGATCGAGACCACCCGCGATAGACCTGTCTTCCATGAACCGGTAGCTCAGGCCGTCTCGCCCCTGATGCATCTGGCCAGCGTATTTCATGAAGAAAACGCGGTCTCCAGGCTTCGGCCGCTCGCCCACCCAATGCACCAGACGGTTGCTGTCATAGGCGAACGCCTGCGGGCCGACCGACACCAGGACCCCGCTGGTGGCGGCCATGGTCTGGTTCTCCTGCGAGTCGTCGGGAATATGTATTCCACCAGCTGTTATCCGGACGGCCTGGTCCGGTAGAACAAGCACTTTGTCGCAGTAGGCGCGCATTCCGGATGTGTTTTTTCCGGTCCACTCCGCCTTCGTGAAGGTGCCGAACTGAGTCGAGATGAAGCGGTCTTCCAAGTTGCGTGTTCCCCTAAGGCGACGAAGTCTGAGCAGGCTCAGCTGGCGCGGCATTTATAAGTTCGGGAACGTCGAGGTCCGATACCGGCTCGCGGCGAAACATCACCAAATAATGCGGTCCGACATTCTCACCCTGCGATACGATCCTCAAAACGCGGCCATCCTTTCCGACAGCGAACAAATCGGTCCTATCGTTCCCATATTCCCGTGACACCAGGACGTCGCCTTCATAGTCCCAGTTAAGGACTTCGGCGGCATACCCATCCGCCCACACGATCGGCAGCGTCCAGTCGAGTGCCATCATGGCCCCTTTCCGTTCGGATCAGTTTTCGTGATCAAGAGCGACGCCTGCACGAACCCGAGGTCGACATTCATGAGCGCCGACAGGGGGGATTTCGTCTGTAGCAGCCCGGCCTGGTCCATCACGATATAGGTCGTACTGAACCACTTGGGTTCAGTGCGCCAATATAAATGCAGCGACTTCCATCCCGCGCGGTCCGAGATAATCGAGGCGGCATAGTCCTCTATCTCGTCAACGAACCAGCGCAACGCGAGGCTTTCGCTGGCGAACATCACGAACGCATCGGTCTTCAGGTCAGCATCGACGCCGAAGCTGCTGACCATCACGTACGGCTCACCGCACGGCGCTATCTCCATATCGCGCGGCCCGTCGCCCATCTCTTTGTCGTTCTGGTCAAGGTAGAAGGTCGGATAACCAGCTGGCTCGCGGCAGACCGTGAACATGGCATCGATTTTGCGGACGGCTTCGGCCGGCGTCATGGGCCAATCCAAAAGCGAGAGTAAATTGTCCAGCACCGTCCCGGATTACCGGCCAGCAGGCATACCAACTGAGGCTTCTCGCGCCAATACAGGGTGGTTCCCTTTCCGTCCGCGAATTTACTGGCCTCATCTAACCAACTTTGGATGGCTCCGGCTTGGGTATCGTGGAGGCGAGGAAATGGTTTTCCCTCGGGCTTCGGGCCATCGTTCGTAATCGTCACGTACTTGTGTCCGGTGGGAGCGCGCGACCAGTCCTTTCCATCGCCGGCATAGATCGCCGGGTCATAATATCCGATTTCATTAACGATGGTTTCAAAACGTGCCTCGAACTCCGCGATTGCTTGCATGCGGGTCATGATCGACTGGCAACGGGCTGGGACACTGTCGCCGCGGCCTCAAGTGATTCGGACCAGCGTAGCAGGAACTCGCAGAAGTCAGATGACTGACCACCAGGTGGTCCGACCTGCTTGATCATACTGTCCAGTTGCCCGGAAAGTGCTTTGGCATTCTCCACAACGATATTTTCAGCTGGCGTCACGGGCGCCTCACCCGCTCCGCTTCCTCGCGGACCGTGCTCAAGCCATAAAATGTCCGAATGAGGTCGAGGCTAAGGTTTTCCATCTGGTGCGCGCCGAGCAAATGGCCGCGGGCCTGCTGTTCGTGCGCGAGAATGAGCCGTCCCTCAAGCCAGCCGATCAGCGTCTGTTGCTCAAGGGCCCGTCGGAAGTCCGGGAGGTAATGCTGGAGCACCAGGTCCGTTACCGGGTGGCGGCGCCAAAGCGCCCATTGCTCCGCCGTTAGCTCCCGGAGGAGAGCCGGCGCCTCCTTGCTGGTCACCTCCGGCCGCGCCTGCTGCGCTGGAGAGGGCGGAAATGGCATCTACTTGTGCCTTCAGGTGTTGAATGTGTTGCTCAACCCATCCCAGTTGCAGATCGTTGTCAAGCTTCCTGGCCTGCGCGAGGTTCAGTTCGGCCTTTGTGATCTCCGTCACGATCAGCGCCTTGTCGTGCTGCTCCCGCAGCAAAAGATCGATCATCTCGCGTTTTTCGCGGATATCCAGCTCGCGGCTCTTGAGCAAGACCTTCGGGTCGGGCGCGGGCGGCTGGTTCTGCATATATCCTTCGGCGTCCGGGATCATCGCGGCCTTGAAGGCGTCGACGATGATCTTCCCGCCGTTTACCCGCGGATCGTCCTTGAAGGTGAGCAGAAATTGCGCGCGCCCGAGTCGCTGCATGTCAGTGACCATCTGGGGATCGCTGATCGGCTCGACCCCTGCGCCCGCCTCATAATCAGCCCGCGATATTTCTTTCCAGTCGTCGCCGTCCTGGTACCGAGCCCGGGTCGGTCCGTAGATGCGGTTCAGACGATATAGTTTCTTGAACTCATATCCGAGCGACCGGTGGATCCGCTTGTAGATCGCCGAGAACACCTTGAGGCCTTGCTCAATCACCGCGAGCGTCGTGATGCCGGACGTATTGTCGCCGGGCATGTCGCCGACCATCACGTCCTTGACCGAAGCGACCCGCTCGCCAGCTTCGACGAGAAATTGCAGGAGGGCCATCAGGACCTGGTTCGGGCCAGGAAATGGCAGCGGAAAGACGTTATCGCGGATATTTCCGCCCAATGTATTTACTGGCTTGAACTCGCCCATCTGGAAACGCAACGCGCCGGTGTTGATCGACAGGCCGGTCCCAATGAAGCCGCCGCCCACATTCTGTAAGTGGCCGGCATCGAACATCTGGTTGAGGGTCGTGTTGACCGCCTCGTTGATCGGAAACAGAAGGTGGCCGAAGCCCAGGTCGTAGACCTTGGAATCCGGCGACGGAATAAACCCGTATTTCGTGTAATACGCGATTTTGTCTATTTTGCGGACCCGGCCGTCCTTCGTCCAATGCACACCGTCCATCTCGAAGCCGACCCGGATGCGCGCGAGCTTTCCGCTGTCTCGGGCGACGGTGACGATGTACGGCTCCGGATAGCCGTCGCCATCCAGATCCCAGCGCCGGTGCTGCTCGAGGAACGTGGTCGGGGCGTCCTCGTCCTGCTGGGAGTTCGGGTCGCCGCCGCCTTCTTGGCCGCCCCCCATGGTATCGTGACCATAATCCTCGTCGAGAAAAAGCTCCGAGCGAATGTTCGTTTCAATCTCATCCTGGTAAAGCCGGATTATCTCGGTCTGCCGCGGCGCGGTCTCGAAGCTCTTGGCGTAGTAATTAACGCACAGGTCGAGCGCGCTCACGGTCTCGGATACGTTCCTTCCCTGTCCGGAGTCGAAGTACGATTTCCGGAAATAGGTCCCGACGATCGGCAGCGCGACAAGCAGCGTATCGGTCTGCGGCTCCCATTCCTCCTGTTCGTTCAGGAGTTGCCATGACATGTGGCGCCCGATTTTCTGGGCGCGGATCAGCTTGGCACCGGGCTGAACAAGCCACTGCGGGGGCGGAACACCTGGAACGCCGGGCGGAACAGCCGGCCCCATTCCGGGCATGACCTGACCGGGCGGCGGCATTCCGGGTCCGGGCTGCGGCTGGGCCTGACCGCCTTGTTGCATCTGTTGGATAAAAGCGATGAACCCCGGGTTTGGGACACCATTGTCATCGCCGATTACCGTTCCTTTGACGACATTTTTATCCCGGATGATGGCCGGATAGGCGCGCGCGGCGAACTGGATCGCGGCGGTTGTCATCAAGGGATAGATGACGTTGCTCGCTCCAGGCCACGGATAGGTTTTCTCCTGGGCGATCTGAAGCGCGAAATCCAGCCACTTCCGGTATTTTTCTTTCCAGTCGGACCGGCTGTTGTCATCTATGTCGAAGTCGAATTTAACCCGCGCCGCCAGCTTTTCGAGCTGATCTCCGACATCGGGGTCGTCCGCGATGTTGTTCATCTTGCACCAGCGGGCGAGCTGATCACGGTGCTCGGGATTGGGATGCACGTCCGGGCGCGGCATCAACTGCCGAGCGAGCGCGACGGGGTCGAGAGTTCCTGTGGCGCCGCCCGCTCCGGCCAGGGAACCGATGCCATTAATCGCGGGCGGCGGAAGCGTGAGAGCGGCGCTCAGGCGCGCCTCCTTTTGACCCTGGTATTCGGCCGCAGGATGGAGGCCTGCGCGACCACGTGCGGCAGTTCATAACCATGCTGCGCGCGATGTTCACCGGCGAAGACCGCGATCTCGTTCCGCTCGTATTCGTCGATCTTCGCGATCGTGCGGCCGACTCCCACGCCATGACGTGCGGCCCATGCGACATGCGCTTCGAACGCCCGAGCGGCCAGCTTCGTGTTGTTGGCGGCAATACGGCGCCGCAGGTCAGCCGGCAGTCGATCAAAGCGGCGCATGTCCACGTCGGGCGCCTCGAACGTGAGATCACCGCCCGCGGACGTCGCGTTCAAAAGCCGAAGGGAGTCACGGATCATCGCGCCGGCAGCCCTTGTCCGATGTTTCCGGCTGAAAACTGGCCACACCACTGATCGTCCCGCACGATCGGAGATTGCGTCATGGTCTGGATCTGAATGCCTTGCTCGGGAGGGCGGCCGGGGAACGAAGGCCGGATGACCGGGACGCCGATAAAGCCGACCTGTGGCGGGTTGAACCGACAAACGCGGTCCCTTCCCTCTTTCGCCGACCACTCGCAGGCGACGCACACGCGGCCAAGCCTCGGAAGCAGGCCGAGCGGAGCGACACCCTCCAGCACGATCTCCCCATTTTCCGGCAACGCTGCTTCGGATCCTTCGGGGGTCATGTCTCGCTCCTAATATCCCGTCCACTTCGAGCGGCCGACGCCGACCGCTTCGTACTCTCGCTGCCGCTCTCTTTGCTCTTCGCCGCGCCCCAGGATGCCGGCACCAAACACTCTGGTGCCAGCATATCCTAGCGCATCAGAAACATGCGAAAAGCTATTTTTTTCCGGTGTGTTAGTGTAACGTTCCCCGGATAGCCTCATCCTGCGGAAATGATAACCGCCAAGGAGCGCCCGTCGTAGGACCTTGCACCGCGGATGAAGAACGAACTGCGGCCGGCCGTCAATCAGGGTCCGCAGAGGACGCCGCACCGACTCAAGTCTGATTTCGAGTGTCTGGATCGCCGGCTCTATTTCAATGCCTTTGGCGTGCAGGACCTCGAAATAGGTCTTCATATCCGTGGGCGACCGCGACATGCCGGCCGGATCGCCGACGTCCCGGAATTCGCAACGGGGATATTCGCGGGCGCTATGGTCGAGCACCGCGTCAGCGATGGCCGAGGCGCCCATTTCCTTCGCTATCACCTCGTCAAATACGATCCACTGTCCTCGCGACGTGATTTGCGTAAACACGCAAGCCGGGGTGAGGCCCGAACTGTCCCAGCCGCGAACGATCGGAAGGTCTTGGCTCGGCCTCGGCCATGCCTCCCGGTTCTCCGGACAATGCAACCGGTCGCTGTACTCGGGCCAGACGGCTTTGCCATCCATGACGAAGCCATATTCGCCGTGGATGTAGACCTGGATCCATTCGGGCGATTTTCCTATCGCTTCGCTCTCGTAGTAGCCGGGCCGGAGGTTCTTCAGGTTTTCCGCATGACGGGACAGGCCACTCGGTTGCTTGAATATTTGCCGGAAGCCCTCCACGGTCATCCCTTCGAAGCCGGGGACCTTGGCGAGCTTCGCGACCGCCTCCGTGTGGTCGGTTTCCTCAAAAAATTTGAACCACTCGGATTCAACGTCCGGCGGGTTCGTATCCATGATGATGCCATGCCAGGTCGCGCCGCCGTCACGGATCGCTGGGTATCGGCCACAGCGAGGGCGCAAAGCGTCGACGATTGGCCACTCGATCTCACGCGCTTCGTTGATCCAGGCACCCGTTAGCTCCAGCGACAGTAAATCGCCGATCTGATCCGGACGGTCGAGAGCCCGGAACAGGATCTCGATTTCGGCGCCCTTCTCGTCGCCTTCGCCCTTCAGGTTCCGGATGACATAGTTATGTTTCGAAGGCGTCCAAACGCCGAAATGCTGCGGCGGGAACCAAGACAAGAAAGTTCTCTCTGTTGTATCCTCGAGTTGCTTGGCTGTGTTACGGACGACACCCCATCTCGACCGGCGGATGCCATCTTGGCCCCTGGCCTGAGCAAGCCCACGCTGCACGATCTCCATGACGCATGCAGAGCTTTTGCCACCACCGAGCGGGCCCATCAGGCCCCGGATAAACGCGTCACTGTCGAAGAATGCCTGTATCGTCGGCATATCCCGGACGGAGTAAGTCGGCATTACGCGGCTCCGTCGGGCTCCGGATCGATAAGGGTGTAACCCAGATTTCGCATGACCGTATCTTCCGCCGAACCGACGATCATGAAACTGCGCAAGATTTCCTCCATCAGAGACGGGAGGATCGCGGGGGGGAAGGCGGCATGCTGCGTACTCCAGCATGAGGAATCCAAATATCGCTTCGTGCCGGGATCGTAGACCACCGCGACGCACGCGAACGCGTCAGGCGCCCTTGGGCAGTTCAACACCGCGGTTGCCCAGCTGCGGAGTTCGTCGGAGACCGGGCTTCGAGGTATCGGCCGATTATAGATATGGAGATCGGCGCCGCCCTTCAGTTTGACGCGGCCGATGCGCACCCGGGCGCCCTGGGTCATTCGTGGGCCGGCGGATGGTAGGCATGAGTTTGGCCGATGCCAGGATATTTCGCATGAACCTTTCGTCTGACCGCGGACTTTTCGGCCGGAGTGCCGTGCTGGGACACTCTGGCGAGGGCGTTCCTGGCGTGACTCTTGTCCTCGATCGGATAGCGGCCACCCGGCAACGCGAAGTTCTTCGGCGCGATTTTCTTACGGGCCTTCGCGGTCAATTTCGCCATGCCTGTGCCTCCTGAAAGCGCCTTCGGTGCGTTACCCGTGGTTATCGGCACGACGTAGCCCCTTTTTCGCGCCATATTTTGCCGTACGGATCACGCTCCCAGCCAAGGCTTTCCAGGCCTCGTCCGTAATTTCTGAAAAAACCGTGTGAAGTCGCGCCAGGTTCAACATTTCCTCAGAAGCGAAAATCCCATTTTGGTTCCTGGAAGCAAAGGTCATATTCAGGACCGCCGCGATAATTTCCATCGCCTGTTTCCGGGTCATGACCGCCCCCGCAACCGCACTTCAGCGATTGCGAATGTGGCGTAATTCTTGCCCCGCTTCACGGGATCAACCTATCGCGGCCAGGATGCGGCCGACGGTCAGTGAACCGCTTCGTCGTGAATGGCTTGACCGTCCGCAGGAAGGCGTCCTCCTGCTCCATGGCACGGATTACCTCCGGAGAGGTAACCCCGAGCTGCGTATCGCAACGCTGCCGGATGGTCATCGGAACCGGCTTCGCGGAGTCAAGAAGCCAGTCGCCGTCGTCGCCGGGATGCTTAGCCATCAGGTATCGCCTCCGGTTCGTGGCCTGTTCTGACGCTGTGTCGCGTTCGGTATCGGCCTGGGGACCCACCAAAGCGCCGGAACATCGTTTGTCGGACCGACCGGGTTCCCGCCAGGCGTGCGGTAAGGCGCGCGCGGATCGGAGTAACTTCCGGGCGCGGCGTCGGGATCCACGTCGGTTCCGAAGCCTCCGTAGGCATTTTTCTGATTCGGGGCGGCATAGGCATAGTCAGCCATCAGGTCCGCCCCCCGGATTCAGCGATCGGGCGCGGCCCGCGCTTGTTCGCCCTGGCCTGAGCCATGTCGTCCAGTGCGTCCATTTGGCCGCGGGCGATAGCCATGTCGTCAAGATCGACCCGCGCGGCCCGTTCGGCATCGCGCTGGGGATCGGTCAGACTGCGCAGCACGACATTCGGCCCATAGGCGTTCGGCTGGGATGGCGGCTGATAGGCATAATCCGCATCGGCCATGGCTCATTGTCCTTGGGTCGGTGGCGCGGCGGCCGGAATGGGAGCGCCTTGCGCTGGAGCCGGAGCAAGCGCCGGCATCGTGGGAGGTCCGGGCGGTTCAGCGATTGGGAGCGCGGGCGAGGGCGCCACGGGCATCGGAACGCTGTCCGGCATCGACGGCTTGTGCGCCCGGACGCCAGCTGAATGATGCGGGTGTTTCGTCATGGCGACGGCTTTCCGGCTTGTCTTTGCTCGGCGCCGGACGTTTTCTCCGAGATCTCTGAGATCTCTCTTGCGAGACGCTCGTTCTCCGTCGTTTCCATCCGGACCGCCGCCTCGGCCGCCAGAGCACGCGCGGTCAGATCGGTCACCCGTTTGTCGAGAGGGGCGCGCTCCTTTGCCATCTCGAAGCGCGCCTGCTCAAGGTCGGCCTTGGCCTGGATCATGGCCTTTTTATTCGCCGCGGCCTCGGTCTGGGATTCTTCAAGTTGCTGCTCGAGCTGCCGGATACGCGCCGCGGGCTCCAGCGTGGACACGTGAGAATGAACCGCGCCGCGCGCGAACATCCGTGCCTCGTCCTGTTCCATCCCAAATTCGGATATCGAGACGGACGTAATCAGCCGTTCCGCCTGTTCCGGCGTGTCGGCCATGACCCACCGGTGGCTTCCCGCAGTGCCAGCCGCGAACATGACGACGCCAATGCGGCCGTCCGGATTGGGAACAAAAGAGATGTTGGGCCTTTGCGCCATCACTGTCCTCTCAGGAAGCCGACTTCACGTGGAGCGGCTTTGTGATTTTGCGAGCGACGGGCCGTTCCCGGCCGCGCCGCGGTGACCTTCTTCGGGATACTCGCGGCGATGACCGGCCGACCCGGCGAATATTCCTGGTGGGAGAAATATTTGCCATTTTTGGTGCCGGATTTCTCGATAAGGTAACCATTGCTGATCTTGGTGATGCGGACGCTCTCGGACTCGGTCGGGGGCGCGGGAACCGCGATAGCGCCTGATGCCCGAGATCGCCGTTTTTTCGCCATGTCACCCTCTCGTTGGGCCGGTATCCGGTGCGATCGAGCCACCGCTCGGCGTCGTCCGCGCGCGCCGCTGCCCCTGCTCGATATAATCCACGTTGCCCTCAACGTTCGCGTCTCGCAGGTTGTAACCGATGTTCTGGTCCGGCGTACGGTCGGTAAATCGCATCTCGCTCGTATCGGGACCATAGGCGGTCGCCTGCACAGGTGGCGTGTAGGCGTACCGCGCGCCGGACGGATTACCCATTTTGGTTTACTTCCCGCGCCTGTGTCCCTTGGTGTGATGACCGCCGGTCGCGGCCGCGCCGCCGACGTGGAAATGACGCGTTTCTTTCGGTGCCAGTTCATGGTGCTTGTGCGAGTGATGATGCGGCCCATGGTGCGAGTGCGCCGTGGCGTGCATCGCGTCGTCGCCTTGGTGAAGCATCGGCGGGTTTGCTCGATGGTGGTCATGCAACATCACGCCGTCGTGCGGCATATGGGCGCCCTGGTTGTGCGTGATGTGCGTACCGGGGATCGGTCCGACACCGAAGTTTTCGCCCGTCATGGCGCCTCCGCCTTCGCCCATTCTATGGCGCTGGCGGACCGCGCCGCCCTCTCCGCCCACCTCGTGACCGGGTGCGTGTCCCGCGCTCTCTGGCATTTTCGATCTCCTATGAGAGGTCTTGGCCTTGTCGGACCGCTGCTGACGGTAAGCCGCGGCCGCCGCCTGGGCAACCGGGTGGCCGGCCTTTACCATTTCGCGGATATTCGCGCTACGCGTTTTGTTTGACGTCCCGTGTTCGAGCGGCATCAGCCGATACTCGCGTTATGAAAGGATCTACTTATTTCCGCTTGCAGGCGTCGCAATTCGGCCATGCGCTTCATGGCCAATGGGACGTCGTCCAGGCAAAAGCCGTTCATTTCGCCCGGATCGCTACCCAACAGGGCGCGCCAGTGGTCCAACCCAATGGCGTAAGTTTCTTCGGCCGTCACTAATAAGGACGGGATTTTGACAGGCATCAGCAGCCCGGGCGTCCGGATAATGGCCGGCGCAGCCAGTAGGGCTCGGAGCAGGCCGCGGCGCGAAATCATTGGTTCACCGGATGGACCGCGATGACTCGATGCGTGCCGGCCTCGGCCTTGGTTCGGCCTCCCGCCGGCATGTTGACGTGGCGCACGGTAAGGACCGTCCCATGTCCCGCCTTCTGGAACGCGGTTACCGCATCAGCCGGGAAAATCAGGCCGGGACGTCCGACATGTTCGACCGTGCCGTCCGGGCGCCGGATCGTGATCCTGCTGTAAACCCGCTGGGACATCATCTCATCCGCTGGAAATGGGGCGCCGGACCTTGCATGGGGCACCGACGCCCCGAGTTTAGGGAGGCTCGCCCTTCCGCATCCGGGGTGTGTCACGGTGGGCGACGCGAATGATGGCGTGGGCCCAATATTCCTGTCAACATATTCTCTTGCGGTAATCATGACGGTCCTATAGATCATAACGCCTTGTGATGGCGTGGGAGCGAAATATGCCTGAGTTTATTGATTGCATGAGAAGGGTCGTGGGCGCGAAACTCGATCTGTCGTGCCGCCAGGTGCTTCTGCTTTGCCTTTGCGATCCAGCCGTCACCCCTCAACAGACCGATCGGCAGGTCAAGGACATGGCGCTGGAAATCGGCGTCGCCAAGCCCGTGATATCGCGGGCGGCCGAAAAGCTGGTTGACCTTGGACTGCTCGACCGTTCTCAGATCGGGGGCGACCGCAGATCCTGCGTTCTGACCAGCACCACCAAGGGGAAAGGTCTGATCCGGTCCATCATCGGCCAACCGGCGAGTGCCGCGACTAAACGTCGTGCCTGATGCCGCCGAAACTCCCGAAGTCCGCGCTCAGGAGCAAGACCAAGGGCGGCTTTCGTCGTAAGAAAAGACGGATAACGCCGTGGATCCTCGATAATTACTGGCCAATTCGCAGACGGGAAGTGTTCAGCAAACTATGGCGCGGATATACCCCGAGCTGGGATATCGTCGACCGCCTGAACCAGGTCGAGGCGCCGAAGCCGGTCAACCGGTGGCAGCTATGGCTCATGGCGTCCTACATGGGTATCAGACGGCCCACCGATCTGCCCTGGGTCCACCACTCGGCCGGTAGCCGTGTGCCCCAGGGACTCGTGAAACGATGGTCTGAAAGAAATGGTAGCGGGGTTGTCGACATGGCCGGCCGCCAACGGGCCCGTCGCGCGAGTGCATATTTTCTCGATAAATTGCCAACCCGAAAACGGCGGAAACGCGCCCGAAAGCCGAAGCCTCCAAAAAAACTCCACGCTCCCGGGCTCAGCATGGGCCGGCCACCACGCCGACGTCGAAAGAGGGGCCAAGACGTCGCGATGTCGCCGAAGCAGATCGCCGCGAAGGCCATGAGGGAACGTAACCGGGCGATACGAGTCGCGGTCCGCCGTGGCGCCGATCGCCGGAAGATCGCCGCTCTCTATGGCATGGACTTCAAACAGACCTATAGAATCGCCCCCGCCAGCAAGAATCCCCTGAACAAGTTCGTTCGGGTTCCCCAGAAATCTCCCTTGCATAAATATCATAACTATGGGAGAACCGAGACGATATGATAACCGTCACGATATAGCACACAGGAGGACAGCGCCATGAGCCGCTATCGCCCTCGCATTCCCGGCTGGCATGCGAGCGACACTTTTATCGCGATCATATTCATCGGCGTTGTCGTGGTTCTTCTGCATAGCTGTATCGCATTTTTCGTGCGGGTCATTCCATGACGGCCAGGAAGGGGCGCCCGGCGGGTCTGCGGCTGTCTCCCTGGCCGGAGCGGGCCGGCAATATCGTCGGATGGTCGCTCATGGTTCCGGTCGTCATGGTTCTTTTCGCCATCGGAGTCGCTGGGATGGCCGGCGTATTTTGGCTGGTCGGCCATGTGCTGGGGAAATTACCATGAAGTCTGCCCAAGAGGTTATCCGCGATAAGATCTATGGATCGTGCGATCGTCCATTCGAGTTAGCCGAGGCCGTCATTGCAGCGCTCAAGGCGGCTGGCTTCATGATCGTCCCGCGTGAACCAACCGCCGCGATGTGCGTTGCCGCAGCGACCGAAATCGAACGGTACGCCTATCCGGCCTATGAGGGCGTGGAATTCTATCCACCGTATGTCGCCGACGTATGGAAGGCCGCGATCGAGGCCTCTGAAAAAGAACAGGGCGTCGAAGCCGCTCCAAGATAGGACCGGGGATACCGGTTTCGGCCTCCGGAATCAGGCCTCACTGAAAGGAATAAAATGACCGATCATCCGATGCTAAACCGCCGCTGTCTGGTTCGAACTTACAGCGCCGGCATCCATATTGGGACTCTCGTGGCCGTCCACGGCATGGAGGCCCACCTCAAGGACGCGCTTCGACTCTGGCGATGGACCGACGGCGGCCTGTCACTATCGGCGGTTGCGACGAACGGAATTAAGAACGGTCGCGTTAACCGTACGCCCGAAGTCTATCTTACGAACGTGATCGAACTCATTCCAACCACCGAAGCAGCGGAGGCATCCTTTGCTCGATTTATCGAAGATTAGGACTCGGCACCATCAGTCCGGGAACGGGAACGGGGACGGGGACGGGGACGGGTACGGGTCCGGGTCCGGGTACGGGGACGGGGACGGGGGCGGGGACGGGTATTGGCGCGCTGTCTTGCGTCAGCGAGCCAATGGACCCGAGCCGCACGCCTTCTGGTGGTCCGATGAGGCCGGCCAGCCGTGCAACAATGGGCGCCCAATGCAAGTGGCAGCGCCGGGCGTTGTCCATGAATCCCCTGGCCCGCTCGTGCTCTGCCAGCCAGGTACGCTGCATTCGACGCTCAGGCCGACCGCATGGAAAGGCCAGCGCCTCTGGATCGTGAAGCTCCATGGCGAGGTGGTGGGTGATGAGGAGAAGTTCGGATGCCTCAAGCGGGAGATTGTCTGCGAGGTGGAGTTGTGACCTTCGACGAGTGGTACGACGACCCGGCAACGCTTGGTGAGATGCCGACAGACCTGCTGCGCCTCCAGAACTGCCGTCTCATCGCCCGAGCCGCCTACGAGGCCGGCGCGCGGTCGAGGGACGAGGAGGTGGAACGATTGCGGAAGGGGCTCGCAACCGCCGGCGCGCGCCCACCGCCCCCGCCCGTTCCGACGGCTCCGCCCGGCGAGCGACGACGCTAACCGATACCGCGAGGAGTTGGAGAAGGCGCGGGCTGGCCTTCAGTACGTGTCCGATACGTTCCCCGCAACCTACGAGTACGACAACAACGACATGGACAAGATCAAGCACGACCGAGGGGCGCTGCGCCGCTCCATGCTGCACGCGCGACAAGTCCTCGCCAGTCTCGCCCCC